GATAATTTGAATAAAATAAAAGTAGCTGATAATACAGCTACTTTAATAAAAGATTAGATAAATGTTTTACTTTATGGTTCTACACTATCGCTTACTTCGGCAGCTTTTTCAAGTTCAGCTTTGCGTGCACTATGTATCTTAGCACATTCTTCTACACTACTCACAGTATAAGTTTCTCTCCATTGTGTAGTTTCTCCTGTTTTAGGATCTGTTACAGAAACAAGAAAAGTACACCCCATAAAACCGCTATATTTAACAGAGATATTTACTTTATTAGTTGTATTACTCTTTTCAACACTACTAAAATCCGATTTACTTACAACTGAACCTTTAGCACTTACTAATCCGGCAGCCCCAATAGCTACAATAAATAAAAGTTTTTTCATTTTAATATTTTTTAATTGATTGATAGTTACGAATGTAAAGATTTTTTTTTGATTAACAATTTAACATAATTTTTTTTCTTATTTTTTTTAATTGACTTTTTAATAAAGCCCCGTTTTACCGGGACTTGCACCAAATCACATTCAAGAAATAATCTTTTTTCCCTTTTGGCATATCAAATGTAAATCAGATATTTTTATGGTTTTTACGGGAGACCGTAATGAAAATAAATGATTTAGCTTAAAGAAAATCCCAGCAACTCGTGCCGGGATAAAACATCTCATTTTTTTAATTAATACTATGCTGCTTTCAGCTTGTTGTAATAGTTTAGAACGGTAGAATATCCCTCAGGAACACCAGATTTTATACCGGCCATAATTCTACGGGCTGCAATAAGACTTCCAGCTGTACCCATTTTTCGGGTTTTCCAATAATATAATGCTGATAATAAGGCATATTCTTTTGTTGCTAAAAGATCCGGATTCTTAACGAAGTCAACACTGTATTCTTTTGATAGTAGTCCATACAAGTACTTTCCTGTAGATTGGATTAAACCACGGCCACGATATTTATATCCGTCTCCTTCCTTGTCATTACCAAGTCCTAAATTTGGAAATATTCTACTATCATAAACTAAATTCCCTAGTTTCTCAGGCTGCCCAATATAATTGGCTGGATTATATTTAGTTCTAAACGCCCGCGGGAATACCTCCCGCAATCTTTGAGCTGTTTTGTAATTCATATTCTCAATGAATAATTTAAAGCCTCCTGTTTCATTCAGCACATTAGCTAAGAAAATATAAAAGTTTTCTTCCGTTGTGATTCCGTATTTAGACATCAGGTCGGCGATATTATCGGGAACCATTGCCATATTAGCTCCTACAGCTTTGAGTTTTCGCAAGATTATTTCGTTAGTCATAATTGTATTAGTTTTTTAAGTTTTGAGTACCAGCTTACACCGTTTCTTCGAATAATTTCCCAAACTATTATCGAAACAATAGAGATTACAACATAAAGCCACCAACTATCCCGATTGCTTTCAACTTTGGAATCTTTATTCTTCTTTAAGGAAGTGTTATCAGCAGTTAACTTATTATTTTGTTCCTTCTGGCTTTTAAGATTAGTGATTAGGGTTTCGTTATCATTAGTTAACTGCCTGATTTCAGTAGTCAGTCGAATAACATCGTTTTTGGCAGATTGAGCTGCAGTTTTATAATTATCCAATTCCGAATTAAGCCGGTATATCTCTTTACTCATACTTTCATTGGTTTCAGATTCAGATTTGGGATTACCATTCTCATAATACTCCTTAACCTTTGACGTTTTAGTATAAGCTTCACTCTGTTTTTCAGAAGAGTTTTTCTCTGCAGTATGATCTGTAATAACATTTCCTTTCTCTGATGTTGATTTTTCAACACTTCCGGAGGATTCCCCCGCGGAAGTGTTTTGCTTTTCAGATTTAGTACTTTCTTCGGATTTAGATTTTTCAGATCCGGAACTCTCAATTCTTGTTTTAGATTCCTCTTTGGAAATGTTAACTTCCCGTTGACGGGTTCCACAGGCCACAAATAGAAGGCTAATTGTTAATAGTAGTATCAGGTGTTTCATCTTTAAGTAAGTTTTTTAATTGAAAAGTTATCATCCGGCGTACCGGGCGAATAAAATATCTTACAAAATCACTGTCCCCACCTATTGCTTCCATATTTTCGAAAATCGAAACAACCTCTATATATATCATTATATAAAGCAAAAGATCTCCAAAAAGCCATGAATATTGAGAAGCAAAATGAGAATCTTTATCTCCTACAATGTTGAGTAATACCATTCCAACAATGATACTGCCTCCATATTGGAGGAACTTGTTAAAAGTTTTACGAAAGCCTTTTGAAGTTCGTCTTTCTCCAAGAATAGTAGCTTTCCAGACGCCAAAAACGAAGTCAAGAGAGAAAAGTATAAGTAACCCTATTAAAAGGGTTACATTAGGATAATATGAAAGTAAGTTGTTCATGGTTATTTTTTTTAATTGTGATTTGGTTTCTTAAGCTGCAGGAGTGGTAAGCTCCGCAACGATAGCCTTGCATTCAGCTAGAATGCTTTCTTTAAGAGCTTCGTCTCCGGGCTTCGTGCCTACAGTTTTACTATCGAAAGTGTCGTTCTCCGGATAATAGCTGCCTGTTATAGCATTATTACCATTAAATTCCTGATCTCCTGCTTTGCCACGCTGCACTGTGAATCCAATTACAAACGGTGCCTTCTGAGGGCTTACATTGTAGCTGTAATTGAACGTAACTGTGTTACCGGAAATAATAGCTTTTGACTGGATTTGACGGTTGTCAGAAATAATTGTTCTAACTGTGTTTTCTGTGTTTGTGTTTGTTCCCATTGTATTTAGTTTTGTTTGTTATTTATTTATACTTGTCCACTTATTACATATTCCTTTGTTTCTACTACTTTACCTGCTGAAAGTCTATATAATTGAAAAGGATAAGAATATTGTCCTGTCATATTAGGATTATCCCATTGCTTCCAAACACTTAGAAAAACAATGTTATAATACCATCCATCTGCAAGTTTTGGTGTTGAATTGTTAGGTTTCTGAGGCTTTTGTAAAGTCCCCTCAAAGTATATACCCTCATATATTACATAGGTATTTGAATCATATGACCTCCCTGCACTGTATGTAGAATAGTTTATATGACTTGCTTCTGTTTTTGGAACAAATACATTCCAGTGCTGTGGATCTTCAATATTACCTGAGTTATCTACACGCACTTGTCTAGTGTTAGAATTTGCAAACTGAGTTGCACTTGTAGCGTCATAAGGATTGTAATTTGCAGAATCAAACTTGGCTATTTTTAAGTTGGTCCATGAATCAGGAATATAGTTTGAGAATATAATCCCCTGCGAACCCATTTCCATAATTTTGTTGCCTATATCGTCGTATACATTAAATACGAGTTTACCATCAACTATTCCTAACTCAAATCCTTTATTGCCATTGGGATGATGCATTTTAATAAGTCCATCATCTTGTAGAGTAAACGGAGCCGTATTCTTATTAGCATAGGGAGCACCAGCATACACACGGACAGATTGTCTACCTCTATCTGTCACCCCTGTAATTCCAGCATTGGCCCCAACGACATCACCAACTTCCAAAGTGCCTGTTGATACAACGTTATTATTAATAGTAGTACTTAAGAATGAGACTTTTTGACTTGTTATATTAGAAGTAGCAAGGGCATTGTCCGCCTGTGCTTTTGCAAGTGCTGTCTGCTGCTCGTTTTGCTTGATTCTATCTTCAAGGTATTTGTCGACATCAGTAACATCAAAAACGGACGCATAAGCAATGTATGTTTCTATTACCTTGTTAACTCCTGTAATAGCAAAGTACATAGATGAACTAAAGGTTCCAGTAGCACCGCATCTTAATATTCCGATATATTCTTGCCAGTTTCCAGTGCCATCTACAGGAGTAACCCAATCGAATGTTGATCCATCACCTGTTGCGTTTCTATGCTCAGAGATTTGATAACCAACATCCAATCGCATAATTAAACGAACTACTAAGACGGCATTCGCTCTCGTAGGCGCACCAAAATAGAAACCTCCCAAATACGGAGAAGCCCCACCACCATTATATCTACATATTGCTATGTTAGGAGATTTAGTAGGTGCATTTACAGAAGAGGAAGCCCATAGAAAAAGCTCTACATTTCCATTTCCTAAATTATTGTAAGCAGATAACCCATTTAGACTACTCCTGAAATCAACGTCTCTGTAAAGGCAATTTCCATTCGTGTACTGAGACGCTAAAAGCTTTAGTCTCGCTTCATTACGTAATTCTCCTGCTGCTTGATTTGTATAGTTCTTTGATGCATTGCTTATATTACGTAGCAAGTCTACCTTTGCTCCATAGTAATTTTTAAAATAAAGCCTGAAAGTTCCACCATCTATATCACTTGTTGAATTCAAATCATTTAACAAACCATTATTTGTTAAATAATTAGATAAATTAGTATAATGGCCGTCATAATTAACTGAGCTAACTCCATAAGCAGATGCTTGATCTTTTATAATAGGTAATTCATTAACAATAACAGTCCATTCTTTCAAAGTATCTTGTTTCTCTGATGGAGTAAGTCTATTATCAGAAGCTATATCCGTTAATTTTTGGTTAGCTGTATTTGCAGAATTTTGCGCTTCAGTTATTTTCTTTTCCAAGTCTTCAGGCGCAGGCATCCATGATTGAAGCCCCATTTTATTACCCTCAACTAGCACTGCCCAATTAACAGCTGACCATCTATCAAGGTCTGTAGAAGGAACTTTATAGAAATCAATTATATTTAAATCTCTTCCAGTATTCTCAACAGTAAACGTTAGTGTCTTAATGCCTCCGTCTATTTCATTGACCCCGATGTGCTGAAAACCATTAACCCATGCACCTACAGAGCCTCTTCCGCCATTTCCAGACTTATACATTAATGTATAAGTTTTACCAACCTCTAAAAGCTTAGAAGTCATATAACCACCTATTCTATAAACTCCGGGTGGTTGGCTTAATTGAGTATTCGATTCTAAAAGTAGATTCCGGCTACCTACCTGTAAATTGTCAACATAACCTTTGGAAGCATCAGAAATTCTCTTTAAAAGGTCTGTGCGTTCTGTATAATAAGAAACAAATTTCTGTCTAAATTCAGCCCCGTTAATTGGGTTATCTTTGGTGAGATTAGCATATTCAATGTTTATCAAATAGTTAGACAACTGCTGATAGAAATAAGAAAAATTATCAAAATTAACACCGAAGGTTATTGCCTGTGAGCGTATATGTGGGAACTCTGCATCTATAACCTGCCATTCCTTCATAACATCAGGCTTTTCAGATGCAGTCAATACATTATCATTAGCTATATCCGCAAGCTTTTGATTTGCGGCATTAGCAGAGTTTTGAGCATTGGTAAGCTGTTCCTGTACATCTTCCGGCGCAGGTGTCCAATCAGTTGCTTTATTTCCTTTTTCAATCTTAATGTTTCTAACCAAATAATAAGCCCACTGAAGCTGAGAAAAATCCACAAAATTGTAAACATCAGGACTATGATTTGTAACATTTACGGTTAATGAGTATTTCTTCCACGAGTTATCTGGTGTTGAGCTAAAATATTGTATTCCATTATCACATATATCAACCGCAAGACCAACGACAACCGATTGAGTGCCTCTCATCTCCCATGAAACAGTCCAATCACCATTTCCATCAATAACACCCCATAATCTTATATTGTTTACATCAGGGTTATTTCTACCAACGGCAAAAAAACCGTTTGGCGCATCTGGTGTTTCCCTTTGAAAATCTACATTCAGGGTATCAATAGGGGTGCTTTTTTTATAAGTATTTCGACCTCCAATTTTTATATTATCAACAAGACCTGTTGCATATGCTTTTGCAGCATCAGATATAGCTTTCAATAAAGAAACTTTTGCGTCATAATAATCTCTGAACTTTTGTCTAAACTCAGTCCCGTTAATATCTGACGTTGTATTAAGGTTATTATAACTTATGCTAATTAAATAGCTAGATAAAGCATTTTTTGCACCAGTATAAGCATTGGTATCTACACCATAAGTATTCGCTTGTGGTATCAATTTTAAGTACTCATCTGAGATAATGTCCCACTCCTTTATGGTATCACTCTTCTCTTCCGGAGTTAATTTATTATCATTGGCAATATCAGCAAGTCTTTGGTTTGCTATCGCTGCATTATTAACTGCCGTATTAGCTGTGTTCTGGGCATTGGCAGCATTCTGATTTGCAATAGTTATTTCATTGGTAATTTCTTCAGGCGTTGGTGTCCAATCATTAACGCCCTTATTTCCTTTTGTGATAACAATCCAATCGATTGTAACCTCACCATGAGGCACGTATAAGTGAAAATTAACAACTCGGTCTCCTGCAATAGTGCGGGTATCACTAATTATATTCCAATCTCCCTCAGTATCTACAGTACTTATTGATTTATACGTATTCAGATCATTTATGTACCAATAAAAATTATTGCTAAATGGTGATCCAGAACGATATTTTATTGATATTGTATACTCTCCTCCTAAATCCAAATCAGGAATCAAGCCCCTACCATAGGCCACATATGATGTTACATTATGAAATTGTACACCATCAGCGGTTAGCTCAAAAGAACCGTCACCAGTAGCCAATGGCATTCTATGTTTAGACTTTAGAAATAAATTCCGGGTTCCCACTTGTACAGCATCAATTTTTTCCTGAACTTGATTAAGTGCCGGGCTATCGTTGGTAAATGTAACTTTCCCGATAATCTCTCGCTTATCTAAGTCAATCATAGGCCTTCCTTGAATATCACTGATAACACCAGCAAAAATCATTCGTCCGTTCATCTGTGATACTCCGTAATTAGCATCAAAGGCCCGCCCGCCACTGGAAGCTGTATATAAGTTTCCAATAAGGAAGTGGTAATAATTCGGTTGTGAATCAAAAACAATTCTATCCGGAGTAATTATAAATGTTCCATAATCTCCATTTATATCACACTTTGCATAAACATAGTACCCCTGATTTAGTAGATTGTTTACTGTTAATGCTGAAAGATTCCATACTCGCTCTGTACCGGAACTGGTTTTAATACCAAAATGCACAAGTCGACCAGCTGTAGCCCTAAATGAATTTGGATCACTCCCTAAATTTGGAGTAAATACTACTTCTTCCAGTTGGAACCAACGAGATTTTGACCCAGATGATAGCATTCCTACATCAATTGTATCTGCTTTTATATGGCTTCCGTCCATTTTTCCGTCTGCATCGAAATACATTGAAAAACGGTCTTCTACACGTCTATAACCGTCCAGATAACTTTGACGGTTAATGACTTTCTGAGAAGCAATTTCTTTCTGAAGGTCTTTAATATTATTGACAATCTCCTTTACTAACGATATTTCATAAGAATCTGCAACATCAAACGATGTATAAGTGTCTGTTAGTAAGTCTTTCTTTAATGAGATTATCCGGGACGCTTTGTCAATACCAAAGTCATCATCTTTTATAGGAAGTAGGTCCCCAATTCCAATTTCTCCTTTATCCTGGAGAAAAAGAGGATCTACATTCAAAGTGTATTTTACATTGTTTTGAGATACCTTCTGATATTCCTTTACCGTTTCATCATAAAGCTTTTGCTCAGCATTGGTAATATACTGCTCAGGCATCATAATGTCTATAAGTGTAAATTCATCACCGGCTGCAAACTTGAATACAGTTGTATTATCCGGGAACTTTTGTCCGCGATCATCTGCAAATTGCTTTAATTTGAATGTTTTTGTAGAGTGGATATAATCTAATACTTCAAAATCATAACCTGCTAAATCACCTTTTGTAACACTTATTTTTGGAGGAGTTCCGGCTATCCAGTATTTTGTTGATCCATCAGCCTTCTTTTCTTTAAGATCAAAATCCATATTAGAAACTGAAACTTCCTGAACACCATTGGCCAGCGATCCAATACCTGAAACTTTACCTTTGAAAGTTGGCTTTATATCTGGCGTGAAAACGTCTTCTACATACCCAAATAAGTCAATAGCTGCCTGATTAGAAATATAATCACCAACAGCAACCGGCATACGTAGCCGTGGAGAATATCCACGGTAATCTACTGGAATATTTTGAGAACTTCCATAGGCATACAGAACAGTAACAACTTCTGAATCATTAGCCCTTGCACGTGATAGGTCATAAAGACCATTTCCCATACCATACTCAACAGTAAACGGTAAGGTTTTTCCGATTTTCTCTCTAATGTTTAGTGTGAATTTTCCTCCGGCTTCTACAATATCAAATTCAACATTGAATTCTTGGCAAATTCTCTGAAGAACCGCAAGGCAATTCTCATTATTGAAAGTAAGTGTTTTGGTTTCCGTATTAGAAGGAAAACTTCCTAGAATCCACTGATTATCTTTCTTGTTAGCATTATTGATGAGCAGATATAGAAACTCATTGATTTCTCCTGTTAATGGAAACTCATTAGTTGTTTTATTTCCTTGTGAATCCAAATTGAATACTTTCAATTTTCTCAATAGGAATGCAGGGCCTTCAAAACGTAGCTCATACGTAAATTGATCTTCAGCTATTTTTTTTGCAGGTGGCAGCATATTAAGGAAAAATGTTCTTCCTTCTACCGTAACCCTATCACCAAGACTTAAATCTAAAGGATTCGCACATTCCACCGAAATATCAACATAATCATCAGACATCAATGTACGGGAAAGCTCAGCCTTAGTAACTGATCTAAAAGGCTTATAATTGAACAGATCAATTGTAGTATTTTTTTTCTTTATTACAATTTCTCCCATAATATCTGTGCATTTGTGTTTAGGTTGGTTATTTCGTCTATGTTTCCGGCAATTGATATGTAGTGTTGATCTTCTGGAGCTGGAACCCATGATGTAAATGGCATTACACTACCTTCTACCAGTACAGCCCAATGAATAGATCCCCATTTGTTAGTGTCAGGAAGACTGAAAAAATCAATTACATTTCTTGGTGCAGCTATATCTTCTGCAACGAACGTTAATGTTTTTACACCGCTATCAATTTCATTAACGCCAATCATTTGACGAGCGTTTACCCATGCTCCAACTTCTCCATAGCTACCATTGCCTGATTTATACATGAGAGTATATATCTTACCAATCTCTAACTCTTTACTCGTGAAATAACCGCCGATTCGATAATTGCCAGGGGGAACTGAAAACTGAACATTTGATTCTAATAGTAAATTCTTTATACCACCAGAAATAACCCTTTTAGGTAGATTAGTATTAATACTAACATCTCCTTTTGCTTGTTGTGCCTTTCCGTCAATATTTATTATTACAGAGCTTGGTGTATTGAATGAAAGTTGCAGATTCGTAGATTCTGTGTATAGTATTCTTTTCACAGGAGACGGCTCTATAAGCTTCAATGTGAATGTTCCAGCTGATTTCCCTTCTTTTTTAACTTCATTCAGTATTGTCTTGTCAGAAAGGATGACATCATATACTCTTGGTTTATATGAGAATATTTCAACAATAAGGCGTTGTGTTCCCTTCTTATCAAATTCAGATGAAAATGATCGAAATTGATCTTCCATCATGTTCCAGTCATTACCTATGACAAAACAGTCTAATTCTATAGTTCGCTCTTCATACTTGGGTTTTATATCTAAATTATATTGCTTCCCATTCTGTCCTGGCCAATTATAACTAGGACGATCTTTTTGCTTAAGTAGGTCGCCAAATCCTCTGGAAGCCGACACGCCAATTCCGAAGCTGTCAAAATTTTTACCGTTAATAGTCCAGTTTATTTTTCCCATTTTCTCTCATTTACCTCAACTCCATTCACTTCTCCTCCATATCTGTAAACTCTTACATCTGCATCGTCCTGTATCTGAACATTTAGTATAGATTCATCAAGAATCGTCACAAAAGCAATAGAATTCCCCGAAGCTAGTAGGGTTACTTTAGAATTTCCTCGGATAATTATTTGTGAAATTTCACGATTCTCTAACTTTAGATCAGCATTACAATCGAAAAGAGCCATGTCAGACTTGATGGAAGACAAACTCTCATTATAATACATGCCGTATTCCTCATATAACCCCTTATATTTAGAGAGGAATGCTCTTGTGGGAAAGTTGTTCTCTAATGCCCAATCTGAGCCTTTGAAATACATTTCACACAAGTTTTTCAACGTTGGCTCTTTCTTCATTTTTAAATACCAAGGCCTACAAACCCCGATATTTTTTATTTCTTTTACTACATCTGTCGCTTTCATTATAATCCTGCTCCTCTTAATCCGTTTCCGGAAGTTACTTTTGCGTTTAGCTCTGAAATATCCTTTCTTATTTGTACTAAATTGCTCGTATCTCCTTTAATTTGGCTGAGGATAGATAACTGATTTCTCATTATCTCATTACCCTCATTATTTTTTTTAATAATTTCCCCTGTATTAATTCGTAAAGCATTAAATTGCCCGACTAGAACGTCGCCTGTTTGTTCCGACATTCCCTTAATTGCACCTTCAGCTCCTTTTGGAGAGGAAGCATTAGCTGTTTCAAAGAACTCTTTGTATTGCTCCAGAAACTTTTGTTGTTCCAGTGTTGCGTTCTTCATTCGCTCCTTGAATTCTTCCATTTGCTGTGGAGTAAGGGGATTAAATGTGCCTGTACCATCTTTATTGATACCACTAGCTTTCATCATTTCATCGAATATGCTCCCCATACTTTTTTCAAGACGAGAACGAACCCATGCCTTAGCCATATTAGCGAATACATCATTTGCCTTTTTATCAAGGGAATCAAGAGCATCCTCGCCTTTTGTCAAAGCTTCAACCAATCCATCGGTAAATTGACTCGCAAGATCTTTTGCATCAGTCTGAAGAAAATCTTTAGCTATACTATCAACTAAATCCTGATATTGACGATCAAGAACTTTTATCTGTTCCTGAAAATCCTGCATTTTCCCCTTATCGCTTTTTTTCTTATCCGCTTCAAGTCGATACATTTCACGAAGCCTATCCTGTTGATCTTTAATATTCTGAAGACTTTTTTTATCTGCATCATACTTATCCCCTCCTAACGCTTTACTGGCTGCATAAGCTAAATCTTCGTATACAGATTTTAATTCTCTCAGGGCGTCTGCTTCTCTCTTTATAGCACGTTCTTTCTTTTTATCGTTGTTGAACCAGCCAGAAACCGATTTGATTAAACCTCCTATAGCTTGAATGCCGCCGGCTATAGTTTGATAAATATTACCAGAGCTAAAACCTTTAAAGGCGTTAATAAGACCCTCTTGAAATTGCTCAAACCCTTGCATGGTTTGATCCAGATTCTCCAAAATATCTCCAAAAGCATTATCCATGCTTAAGCCTAGGTCATCAAATATTCCCTTTACAGAACTTATTATAGCCCGTACGTGTTTAAATTTTTCTGAAACATTTTCTAGAGAATCTAAAAGCTTTTGCTGACTATTTGAGAACTTATCTTCAGCTTTTTTAACGCCTTCTGTAGCCATTCTTCTCCTCTCTAAAGCTGCATCATGCTTTTTCATTGCTGCTTCAAATTCTTCAGGAGATTGAGCTTTATTGAGCAAATCGTAACTTTCAGCCAATTCTACATTAGCCTTCTCAAGATCATTCAAGAATTTCAATAAATTATCTCCATCGCTTCTATAGCTTTTAAAAGCCGAAATAAACCCTTTTAAAGGATCAAACCGGGCTAATCTATTTTGTATTTCTGTTATTTTATCAGAAATTGTTTTATAGTCCTGAACAGAGAGGTTTTCTTTATTTGCCTGACGAAAATTCACAAGCTGTTTAAGGATTCTTTCTAATGATGATTTTGAAACAAATTCCAACTCGCCGAAAGCTTTTTCCCAATCTTTAGAAGCTCTAAATGCTTCTACTGTTAAGGCAGATAATTGCTCGCCATAGGCTTTTTTAACCTTATCCCTTTCAGAATCGTTTTTAGTGAGTTCTAGGGCTTCATTTAAATCCTTTGTTATTTTTGCCTTCTTTTCTTCAAAAGTTTTATGATCATTTAAGAGCTGGTTGTAATTAGCTTCAATGCGTCTCTTTTCATCTTCTTGTGCTTTTTTAATAGCCCTATTTTTCGATGCTCGTTCTTCTTCTGTTGAGTCTCCTGCATCAATTCTACCATATTTTTGCAATTGAGATATTAGCTCGGAACCTGAGAATTTGGACTTCAATACATCTATCTGGTTATTTACTCCTTCTATAAATGTTTCAAGACCTTTATATTCTGATATTGATTTAGATATGAGAGCTAAATTTTCGGCGGTTTCTTTATCCCCTTTTCCTGATGCTATCAATTTTTTAACGGCAACATCTGTTTCTTCTAAATATTGTAGAAAAGATTTGTCTTTTATTTTAGGAAACATTCCATCAACATATTCTTTAGAATATCCTTGTTGAAGGAGTTTATCACGAACACCAATCTGACGTTTAACTTCATCCATTTCTTCACTAAAAGTCTTTGCCTGTGCCTCTGCTTGAAGTTGACGAACCTGCTTGTTTATACCTTCAATTCTTTTCTTAGCTTCATCAACAGAAATAACTTCTCCGGTGTAAAATGGAGTGCCGTTTTTGTCTTTATCTTTCCCGTACCTATCAAGTTTCCGCAGCTTGACCATGCCACCAACTGCAACATTGATCGCTTCATTAATGAGTTTTGCTCTTTGTTCAAGCTCTGCAATGGAACCTTTAGGAAGTATTTCAGCTAATTGCTTGTTATCCTTACCGCTCTTGGAGCTGATTAAGTCGTTGTATTTCTTAATAAGAGCCATATTTTTCAGCCATTCTTTTGACTGAGGAACTAAATCTTTATTAGCCTCTTGAAGTCTTTTAACTTCCTCTTCATACCATCGTTGCGTGCCTTTTTTTATACCACCTGCTGCTATTTCAGGAGTGGTATCATCTAAACCTAAGTAGTCGGAAACAAGTGTTTTAAACTGTTCTCTATCTTTTTTGAAGCCTTCTATATATTTTTCCGCATACTTACGGCCATCTTGCATTTTCCAGCCTCTTTTTTCTAGCTCATCAATTTGGCTAATCTTTTTATTGTAATATTTCAGATCATTTTCCTGTACTTTATTTCCTACTTTAAGTTGCTCTCTCGAATCTTTTACTGCATCAGAGTATTCACGTACAGATTTTGAAAGTTTTAATAATTGATCTCTTTGTTCAGATGTTATTTTTTTATCAAAAAATGCATCTTGAACGTCTTTATAAAAGTCACTTCCTTCTTTGAATTTGAAGTTTTTAGTTACAGTATCTATCTTAGTTTTTATGAGAGAATAGTTAAATTCATCCTTAGCATTTTTCTCTACAATATCTTTTACTGCGGCTAATTTCGCTTGTGCAGAAGCAAGTGATTGCATTTTCTTTATTACTTGGTCAAATGCATCCCCCAATCTTAGGGTAGCTCTATATTGACTATCTAAAGCACCCCTGAAAGTAGGATCTATGGCTATTAGTTTTTCATAGGCCTTTTTTCTATCCTCTAGCTTTGAGTTTTCACTATTAATAACGGCTATTAAATTTTGTATTTGCGCCCTTTTTTCAGATACTCCCTTTGAAAAAGTATCTGTCAACTGCTTCTCAATACTTTCCTGAAATTTCATTTCAGATGTAGCCTCCTTGGTAAGTCCTATTGCACGTTTTATTTCGTCACCATACACTACATATGAAGAAATAACCAATGCAAGAGCTGCCAGTATCACTCCGTATGGATTTGCAGAAGCTGTAAGATTAAATAATGCTTGTGCATCTGCGGCACTCTTGATACTTTTTGCAAGACTTATCCAAGTAGATATACTTTGTCCAATAGCAATCGCTTTTTGAACTACAGCTGTTAAAATTAATGCAGCCCTATAAGCTCCATAAGTAGTGATAAGCACTTTAAGAACTTTTATCACTTCTTCATAATTATCTACAAGATAAGCCAGCCCATCAATGGCACCGTTTAACACGCCCTCATTAGCTTCTCCCATCTTATTTAGCATCTGATCCCAGGCATCTTCTAAATTTGAGATCTTACCAGATAAAGAGGCAGATTGTTTTTCCATTAGGTTGAAAAACATTCCTCCTTCGTTGGTCAAACTAAATAAAACATCTTTTACGTCTTTGAATCCAATTTTTCCTGCAGAAACCATTGCAGAGATTTCAGCCTCTGATTTCTTAAACTTTGCAGCCAATTCAGCTACCATAGGAATACCAGCTTCGGTAAATTGCCGTAGATCATCACCCATTAGTTTGCCTTTAGCCTTAACCTGTCCGTAAACAAGGTTTATACGGCTCAACGGTACTCCTAGACCAGATGCAATATTCCCCATTCTAGTAAGAGTGTCAACAACTTCTCTAGCTGGAATTTGAAAAGCTAATAACTGTTTCGCACCGGAAGAAACATCCTGTAATGAAAAAGGAGTTTTAGCAGCAAGGTCAACCATTTGACCCATTAGCTGTTTTGCTTTTGCTCCATCGCCAAGCATTGTAGAGAAAGCAATTTCTGTTTTCTGAAATTCACCACGAATGTTAATAAGCTCCATTACGAAGCCTTTTAGTGCACTTGCGGAGAAATATCCGGCAATGCCTAATGATAAATTTTTAAAAGCAGAGTCCATTTTTTGGGATTCTTGTTGAACAGAATTGCTCAAACCAAGAAGATCCCTTCTCATTGCTTCTACTTTACTCTTAAAATCAGTTGTATCTATTATCGCTCTAAAATGAAGCGCCCCTGCTGCATTATTCATTCCTCCTCCTACTTATATATATCCAAGCTTCTAATAAAGTCCTCTGATGTCTGCTCTGTAAGAGTTATTCCATCATTCTTCTTTTTTTCATCATCCGTTTCGTAATTAGATGCATCAATCAACATCCGTTGTACTATTCTCCAATCAATTTCCCAAAGCAAATAGTCAAAAGTCCAATGAAAGTGGGAGCATATTTGCCCCAGCCTTCCATGTATGGCTCTTAATCCTTTTTCTCTACTTCCGGTGCTTTGATCACCTTCGTTATCCTGTTGGCTTTTACCGCCGTAGTAGAGATCGTAAAAGACTGGTAGTCGTTTAGATCAAAACAACTGTTCACAGCTTTTGCGATTTCAGCATTGTCAATTGTATATAACAGATGATTAGTAAGCCACTTTTTCAATACTGTAAATCGAATAAACCTAGGAACAAATAAGAAATTTGAATAGAGTATAGCCAATGCCAAATATTCACACATAAGCTTAGTATTGTCATTAATGCCATTAGCAATAGCTTCCATAGACTTTTTACCATCATCACCATACAATGCCTCTTCATCTATTTTAAGCTGGAAAGAAATATCCGTATGTTTAATATTTAGCGATGCTGGAAAAAAGCCAACATGCCATTTTTTAGGTTTACCAAACATTTTAGATGTTATATCAAACCCAATACGATTGAGGATATTTGACTCCTTTTTTTCTTCTTCTAGCATCATATCTTCTGTCATCATCTATGTTTTTGGAATACAAACAAAAATAAGATTCAAATAGGAGCTTAAAAAGCTTTCTTGTAACGAGTTACTTGCAATTAAGGCATAAAAAAAGCCTACCGAAAAGGTAGGCTATGCTTTGTTATGGATTATATAAAAATTACCAACTACTAGATGATGTATTTTTAATACTGGTATTTAATTTATCAGAAAAAGTATTAACTGATCTTTCAATTGTTTCTATTAACTTAGAACTTAACCAAGGCTCTCCTTTCTGATTGAAAACTGACTTCCCTAAAAAGCCTGAGCCTCCTGTTAAATATATACTTTTCTTTCCATCAGAACTGAACATTTTATAAAATACTGGCTTGATCATCATTTTATCATCTTTAAAATTCAATTCTATTCTGTTTTTCACTTGCAAGCCTCCTCCCCATTCAAGTAGCTTTGCATCGGGCTTTTCATAATTAACATCTAATACTATTTGTTCATTTAACACTTCATTATAACCATCAAATTTCACCCCTTTATAAGTTGAGTTGATGTACATCTTTGCAGCATTGAATAAGTCTGATTTTGTTTTACCCGGAAACTCATAAACTATATAATCTTTGTCTGGATTCTCTATACTTCTGAAATTTTCAGGAGTAATCTTAAACTGTCCGAAACAGAAAATAGTTAATGATAAAGCTAAAAAAGTAAAAATATTCTTCATAAATAAATTTTGCTCTAAAAATACAATATAATCTTTATTAAAAATTACGGTTAACCATAATTACCCTAATTTCCTCCTGAAGAAAAATCTAAAACATTTAGTACCATCAGTATCAACCATATAAGAAGCAGTTACAAGTTCCCAGCCTTCAATTGCTTTTTCATTAATATAATTCTGCTGAGCACCTTGATCTAAATTATCATAAGTTATCACATCATACTCATAAGGAGACATGTGTCCCATATCATATGCATTAATTGTTTTTGCAATATAGTTTACCTGATCCTTAGTTGGCAACAACATTGCTCCCTCTCCTCTCATTAACCAATGCATATTTAACTGAGGATATTTCTCAACAATTGACAATAAAAATCCGGGACCGGCACTCCTTTTATTATTAACTATAGCACTAATATACTGTTGGGAAGAATCTATACTTTCTGCAAAATCATTTTGTGTAATATTTTGACTTTCATAGAATTTTTTGATTCTGTCATTAACGGTTTCTTTCATTATTTATCGACTAGTAAAATTATACAGAACAAAAGTATAAATATTTTTTATCTTTTTGTTGTTTTATTTATCTTTTTGTTGTAAATTTGTTTTGTCATTATTTCATATCACATTATAAAAATATATGAACCAAAAACAAAAGCCGCTTTAAGGGGGCGCTATCTCGCTAAAGATATGTTATAATGACACCCCTTATTGCAGCTTACCATTTTTATTATGATTACAAATTTATCGTTTTCTAATGAGAAAACACAGAATGAAAGCTTCATTTCTGTAAAAGATCGCGCAATCATTGGTATTATCGCTGATCACATTGTTTTCGATCGTATTTCATCAGGCGTTAGTGAAATACTAAACTCATTTGCCCCAATTCTTGAAGACAAACGTATGGATGTAAAGTACAACGGTATTTACTTAGCATTCTTCTTCATGGATGTTGAAGACAAGGACTTACGTCGTCTACTTGATGACATTTATTTTGATGCAACTTTTAATTCAGAAGAAAAAAGAGATGCTGACGAATTAGCAAAACATATTTATATGTTGTGGTTAAATAAAATAAAAGATTTCTTCTCAACAAAAAAAGCATCATAATCATGGAACTTATTAAAATAACAGAGCAAAACGGCCAAGGTGCCGTTTCTGCTCGTGAATTACATTTGTTTCTAGAAATTGAAACAAGATTCAATGATTGGATCAAAAGAATGTTTGAATATGGATTTTCAGAAAACGCTGATTATCAAGTTTTACTCAAAAATGAGTATAACCCCAACGGCGGTAGACCTGAAACTGATTACGCTCTTTCTATTGACTGTGCTAAAGAAATTTCAATGATTCAGCGTAGTGAAAAAGGTAAACAAGCTCGTCAATATTTTATCGAATGTGAAAAGAAGCTAAAAACACAGGCTCCACGATCTTTTTCAGCTGCTTTAAAATTGGCGTATGAGAGTCAATTAAAAATAGAAGAACAGCAAAAGCAATTAGAATATCAGAAGCCTTTGGTTATTTTTGCTGAAGCTCTGCAAATATCTGAACACAGTATTTTAATTGGTGAATTATCAAAAATCTTGAAACAAAACAATATAGATACTGGACAAAATAGAATGTTTGAATGGTTACGTGGCAATGGTTACCTAATGAAATACGGAGAAATGAGAAATCAACCAACTCAAAAGGCAATGGATTTAGGGTTATTTGAAGTCAAGACCAGAACAATAAACAATCCAGATGGATCGGTGAGGGTCACTAAAACCACAAAGGTAACTCCAAAAGGTCAACAGTATTTTGTAAACAAGTTCTTAAGTATTCAGAGAAAATCAGCATAACAGATAACAAAAACGCTCTCCAAAATTGAGAGCGTTTTTTTCTATTTATTCGTCAAATGTTACGGTGTTCCAGTGAACAATACTCCTCCCTCTTTATAGAAAGGCGTTTCAAAGTTTGCAGCATCTGAACCGCTGTCTAATATGGTTATTGTTACATCGATACCTAAAAGGCTCGCACGACCATAATCCGGATTGAAATCAGCAGTAACCTGCGCACGAACTACATCAAATCCGTAACCCATAAAAGGGATTACACTCATTGAGTATTCTGCAGGTACAATTACTTTTGGTGGCGTATATTTCTTTGTGGTAGCATCCACAGTTCCTCCCCATAGCTTTTTCATCGCTTCACCATTTGGATTCTGAATCTTGAAGGTGAATCCAAGAGAAGCCTCAGATGTTTTAATTCTTGCGGTAGGTGCTGATTTTTCCTCAGACTTTTTTTCCTCGTATTGAGCCGGATTCGGAACAATTTTGAAACTATTTTCCTCAGTTAATCCGAATGTAAAGAAGTCTGTCCCCATTGTGCCATTAGCCCCAATAGGAGCAAATTTAACGGCATGAATTCCATTAGTTAACCCTTCCATGTTATTTGTGTTTTTAGTTATTATTAAAAGCTTTCATATTTACCCTGAAGTTTATCCAATTGTCTTTAGCGTCATCAAGGACATCATGAAACTCCAGTTTTAAGTTATAGTCCTTTGTATAGACTGATTCTAGTAAAGGCTTAACAAAATTCATTATGATTTTTTGCCTTACTTCATTTGGCATGTCTTGATCAATTCCGTTGATTTTTACACGTAAATAAGGAATATAAATGTTGATATTAAAAACCCCGTCTTGTAGAAACTCCTCATTCATCGAAATACTATTAATAACAGCATCTTCTTTTGTGCTTCCAACTGGTCTACGATCTTTATAAATGTCTCCGGAAATAACATTTTTAATCCCTCCATTTTTCAGGAGTTCAAAAATCCATTGTTTACCGTCTAATACTGTCTTTCTCATTAACCGTTCATCATTCTTGGTAATTCTACTTTAACCAACTGTTCAGCACTTGTAATGACATCTACTCCTCCACTCTCTACTTTTAAAGCGTAGTTCATACCTGCAACAAGAACGAATGCTATTCCGGGAATACCGGAGATAACAGAAATCGCCAAATCTCTTCCAATCTTCTTAGGATCATTGGTACTTGGTATTGTACCATTAACAGATGTTTCGAAATTTTCATGAACGATTTTACCGTCAAGAGAGATAATGTAACCAATGGAGTTCCTTAAGTCTCCTGTGTGGTCCGTCCATCCGTTTGATCGTGATTTTGATCTAGCCAATGCGACTCCATCATCAGCGACCTTTTTTACACCAGATATAAGCTGTTGCAGCATCACCTGCACTCCTTCTGCTATATAGCTATCAATAGCACTCATGTCTATGTCTGCTTTTAAGAAACCCATATTCTTGTGTGTAATTGTTCTGTACAGAAATTCAAAACGCTTCCATTAGCGCGTGCATTACCATTTTTATCAATAACCTTAATCTTAGCCCCAAAATCAATTTTACCTACTGTTTTAGGACAATATACCATCCAGCTATATTCATAGACTGTTTGGTCAGTACCGGTGATTTTAGCTCCTCCTCCATTGACTTCATCTCTGCATTTGCCAAAATCAACCCAGTCCTGAGTGCCAGGTATCCATGCTCCTGTTTCTTCGTCACGAGTAGATTCAGTTTCCACAAAGACTAAGATTTTATAAGGATAGATTACCATTGGCTTGTAATGTCTTTTATTTTATTTCTTTTGAGCTTATTAGGCATATTAAGGTCACTACAAAGTAGATCATAGAAGAGTTCCATCTTATCCTTGTCATAGGATATTGACATTCCTCCTTCTCCAATACTACTAGGCAAAACAAGAGTAGGGATTAAATTGTACAGCACTTTCTGAACTTTCTCTTTCATTTCGGCGTTATATTCGGAAGAGCCATCTACACCAGCATTTATCAATTCTACATTTAGAACCTCTTCAGAAACATCAACCGACCAACCATTAAATAAGGCTGTCAAATAATCCCTAACCTGTATATTCATCTTAAAGTACTGTTAAAATAACTGACTTCTTGGTATTGTTGATTACTGGTAAAGCATAAGCTACCCCCTTAGTTGAGAACAACATTGGATCTTCTTCTCCCCATGTTTTGATTAGGATTGCATTATCAACAATTTTTTTAGAGATTGTTCCTTTCAAATCTGTTGTAAACTCTTTAGAAATAGTATACTGAGTATTACCGAATACAGAATCAATCGTAAATAAGATATTACCAGTTTGCCATCCGCTCATTGAAGTAACTTTTCCTGATTTATCCTCTTCACTCACAACAGAATCCCACACTCTGAAAGTAGGAAGTTTCTTCTCTGTTAATTTAGCGTTCAATTGCTCGATAGTAGGTTCAAACAATGCAACAGTACCAGAAGATGCTACACCATATACAAATTCCTTCACATTCTGAAGTTTTGTAATCTTGTTTGCAGTGGCCAAGTCAGTTGTAGCATACAACAATCTGAATCCTTTACCTAAGGCATCATTCTGCAATTCCTGTAGATCATCAATAGGTTTAGCATCTGGCTGATCCCATTTTTTACCAACAGTTTCCATTCTGATTTTGAAATCTATTGTAAAGTTTTGTGCCCCAGCAGCATTAGTTACTTTATCCAGTTTAACCTTACCTGTTGAAGAAACTTGTTTTGCAAGCCACTCTATCCTTGCGTTAACACCATTAAGACAGAATAATGGATCATCATAGATTAAACTTGCTAACTTCTCTCCAATTGCCTCATTGTTTTTGTAGATTTTTAATTTCTCTCTAAGCTCATCGACCTTAAATAAATCAAATTCATCCTGATCTCTAGCAATTTCGATTTTAGGCAATTCACCTTTTATAAGAGAAGCAAACTCTCTACCTTTTCTAGGAGCCCTAGAACCAAGAGCAACAACGTTCGCCATGATTTTGGCACCCGTAGACGCTTCTATGTTCCCAAAATCTAAAGAGGTATTATATTCTAATGGAAAATAGTTTCTATACTGCAAATCCCCTAAAGGATTGTTTTCAAGAATGTACCCAAAATCCCCTGCTCTAAACTCCGGAATAATATTTTGTGCGTTAATTTTCATGTCTGTGTTTTTAGTTATTAGTTATTACCCTTTTAGTGAGAGATAAGAGTTGGGACTGCTTTTTTGATGTCCACTACATGCGTTTTCTCAAAAGCAGGAACAGCATCAACTCTAAACGTACCACCTGTAACGACAGCTACCAAAGGGAAGTCGTCAATTGCTACATCATGGCTTGTTAATCCAACTACATCATCAAATGCTGTGGCATCGGCTGCCAACACCTGATATAAATCTGCATCATCTTTTACGATAGCTGTTCCTGCGGGTAAAATACCATCAGTAAACCTTGCAATAGCACCACCTCTTTCAACGTGTGCCCCACCTGGCAAAGTCGTTACGATCTCATCGAAAACAACAATCTGCCGTCCTGCTTCATAATTACTATTGATCTGTTTCATTTGGTTTTAGTTTTTTAGACACAAAGTTTTTCGCAAACGCTGAAACTTCATCTGGTTTAGTACTACCCCCAAAGACTGTATTAGCATTAGCCTCAACGTCACTGTTGGCATTTTCTTGCAAGAATTCTGTTTCAGATTCTTTCAACTCATTAGCGAACTCCTCAATTTCCTCGTCATTCTCAAAAGATTTACCTTTGATATGATACTTATAGAACTTCTCACTAACCCCAAGCTCTTTAAGCTTATCCAGTAACTTAGCATCATTGGATTTAGCTACTTTCTCAGCTTTAATGTCAGCTAGTTCTTTTGTAAGTGCCTCATTAGAAGAAATAAGACCTTTAGCCCAAGCAGGAACTTCTTCATCCTTGTTCTCTGTAGTCTTCTTAGTTACTTTAGGCTTTTTTCCTTCAGTTTCTTCCTCCTCTTCTTCCTCATCATCAGAATCATCTGATTTTGACTTTTTCATGGTATCAAGTTCAGTTTTCAAAGTCCTAACTTGATCTGATAAAATCTGAAGAGGAACTAAGTCGTCTTCTACACCTTCTACTGCATTCTCAATTTCGCTTTCTTCTTTGACCGTCTTGCTTAATTTCTTAGCAATAACTTTCAAAACTTTGTCTCCTAACCCCAAGTTTTTATACTTGGTTTTAAGTTGAGTGAAAATTTGTTGTTCAAACATTTGTGTATTATTAATTGTTCGATAACAAAAATATTTTTCCACTTCATGAGAAAAAAGAGATATAGTGCTGAGTTACTTGCACTTTATATTTATGCAAGTAACTTTATTAGGAGTGAATAGAATTGAAGGGTACTTTTGTGTCAAACATTGGGCATGAACAAAAAACAGGACTTTAATTTCTCTTCTTTTCTCATTTCAAATGGGTTCACTAAAGAGGTTCACGGAAAAATGCAGCTGTTTCAGTTTGAAAGAAAGGATAACTATTACGCTCTAACCATTCATGACAATGGATATTTCAATATGGCAAGCAATGACTTTCTCAGAAATGATCAGCCAATCCCAAAAACACATGAAGAAGCCTTGGAGGTGCTTAGAGTCCTTCTAAAATAAAAGCCATCAACTTGCGATGGCTTTTTCTTTTGTGGTAACTGTCTTTTGCTCTTCTTGGATTTGTTTAATCATTTTATCCGGATCTTTTACTCCTAATCTTTCCAAACAGTATTTTAACGAGAATATCTGTGAATTACCATTTGCAGACAACAGCATTTTTAAGAATTCAGCTTCATTGTTGATTACATACGGAGTGATAACCGGAGTAACATCAATATCTCCCGTCAATTTTACATTAAACATTTTCAACCAAGCGGTAACAACTGCAGCTCTTCTTGTGAAAGCAGGAACATAGATTGAAGCTTTCTCCATCACTTTCAAATGAGCAGACATAAAGAAGAATTCGGCACTTGATCCGGCAAGCATATTGCCAAGGCCTTGCAAATTACCAAGGCTTATATTAGGAGTATTAGTGAAATCATGAGCGTCTTTGTCTAGCCTTTCTATTTCGTCCGACAAAGATTGGTTAGCGTTTGGCTGATCGACAAAACTAGCGTCTGCTTCTTCTTCCATTTTCAGTACTCTTCCACCCGAATCTTTTGACAGCGCCCCTGTTACGTCACCTTTCAAGGCTAAAATAGGATATGCAAACTTGTCATTGGTTTCCGCAACATTGGAGTAGATAAATTCAAGACGTTCGATGATCTCTTGAACATCATCCCATTCAGTTCGGCCTTCAAAACCCCTGTAGTAAACAATTGGAATCTTTCCTATGGCATTCTTTTCATTACTGTCTTCAATCCACCCAAGTTCTTTGTCTTCACGATACTTGATAATTACGTCTTTGGTGTACACGTCAAATCGCTGCACTCCTGCAGATTCATATTCTACTGAGAATACTACTAAGTCATCATTCTCGTCAAATATCGGGTATAGATTGTATTTATCAGGCGTGAGAACCTTTACTTTCAATCTGAATTTAGAAGTAAAACCATAGTCATTATTGTCTTCTGTTACCACGTACCACAACTCTGCACATTCTGTCCATCTTCCTACAGCTGTATGAATCTCTCGGTCTAAGAATTCTGACTTTACTTTTGTTAACAGCTTCATGAATGGATCATACAGAACAGTATCTTCAGTGTTGTTTACGTACTTGATAGGAGTACCACAAAAAAAGGTAGTTGCAATCGATACAATCTTCTTCTGGTATGGCAGGCCTATTCTGTTCAGCGGAACACGCTTTGACTTCTTCTCACCCTTTTCGTTTTCATACTCAATAGTTCTGTCCGGAAACCTTCGTCTATTTGTGAAGATCTCATGCTTTCTTATGTCGTACTGATTATCGAACTTCTCAATATCAGGCACAGGCAATGTCCTCTGCTTTAACGCTTCCATTTTCTCCTCAATAGAAACATTCCCATCTTTCAATTTTTCCAGTGTCATTTGTTATTAGTTTTTAAATCATTGATGCGATACTACCCGCGTTTGTTGTTCCAACCTTTTTAAAATCAAAATAAGCCCTCATGAATATCATGTCTAAATAGTCAGGAGACCTTCCAATATCTTGTTTAATCTGTTCTTTGCTCACTAAGGTGATAATGTCCGAATCCGGTATACGTTCAATTGTATCAAGCTCTTCTTTTATGCGTTCAATCTGCTTTTCAGAAAGTTCAGCAGAAATATGCATCATATTTTCGTTGATGATCTTTTCAGCCAAGTAAACAATAAGCTGAGTCTTAATATTTCTATACTTAGGAACTTCCTTCCCTTTCCCGGTCTTTTCTTTGAACGGTCTTCCGTTGTTTTTAAACCCAATAACATCAAGATTGTCAACTACGCCACCACCGACACCATCACTATCAACAATACAATGTCTTTTAGGAACACGATGTTTGTTTTGCATAGCTTCAATACAGGCCTGTATCTCGGTGGTCTTACTTATTTCAAACTCATGAACCTCTATCAAGTCCCAGCCATGCCATACACCGATAACTGCTGAATCCGAACCAAAACGAGCCACGTCCGCAGTTATGTACTTTTTCTTACCTCTGTTTATGTGAGTATTCCTGAATATATCAAGAATAAGATCATAGATACACAGCTTATAAGGATTGTCATCATATTCCCAGTTACCTTTCAATAGCCTTTCTCTCTTTGCCTTGTCGGTAGTTCCTTGAAGTAATTCGATGTAGTCTTTCTCAATGAAAGGGTTATCTTGAACGAATGCCTGAAGAAACTTTTGAAACGGCTTTAACAAATCTTCTTTGAAAGGTTTGTAGAAATAGGAGTACATCCAGTTTTTCTTCGGGTTACAGGTAACGAATATCTTTGGAGTCAATCCAAATTCCCCGTTAAGATGTCGCCCGATTCTAGTCTTAAGTACATCGAACGCTCCAAAGTTTATTTCACCTCCTTCTTCAACCCAGCCTCCGGTGTATTCTAATGAACCGAATCGCTCATACAGTGGATCACTTGGTTTGTGCCGAAGATCGAGCATATCAATACGAGATCCGTTCTTAAACTGTATATAGTTATCTTGGCCATTGTAACTATACTCTGAATCAGGAATACCATAAGCTTTACAAACCTTGTAAAATGTAAGTAGTGTTGAGCTACGTAATCTTTTCAGCTCTTCACGACCGATAAACCATTTTGTACCTGGATACGCCAATGCTGAAAACAGGAGCCAAGAAGCCCCTGTCCATGATTTTGCACCACCGGCAGCACCACCATAAAGAAGCTCTCTTGTTTCATTGTCGGTTAGTACGCGTAAAGCTTCTTCTTGCTTCTCGTGTCTTTTACCGCCATTACAACTGATGAAATCAAAAATACCTCTCTTAAAGGCCTCAACTTTTATCGCCGTTTTGTCCAGCATCTGTATCCCCTGCATCTAAAAGCTCCCTAATGGTATCATCCGACAATTTCGAATAGTCAATAGGTCCCTTGTTTTCAATCTCCACTTTCTTCTCCTCTCTCCATAACTTTGGATGCCTGTTTCGTAGCCACCAAATACCAGCTCCGGTATCAGGAGGGTAATATTCTTCCACATCAACAATTTCCACCCGTTCAGTCGATCCCTTGCCGTTTGTAGTTTCCTTTAATTTGAAAGGCTTCTTCACTGTTTCCTTGAATCCGATAGCTTTTCTATAAAGGGAAGCTGCAACATTTGCATCAGCATCTATCTTTCCCTTTTTTATAGCCTCCGAAAATTCAGGAAAGTCAATTTGCCATTTGTAAAATGTGGAAACAGCTATTTCCAAAGCACCAGCCATTTGCTCATCTGTAAGACCAAGCAAACAAAGCTTTAAAACCTTTTGAGGATGGTAATTTGTATCATAGTCTCTTGGTCTGCCTACGTCTGCCATGATTTACTTTTTATCTGTTACAGAAGAAACTTCATCTTTGTCACCATCATTATCATATTCATAATGCACAGTCCCTTCACAGCTTGACCAATAGACAAATTTTCCCATGTCCATAAATCGGTAAACCTTACAGCCGTCTTTCTCAAATAACAATTCCAATTCGATGTTATTACCCTTAGTAAGCTCCTTTGATACGGCTTCATGTTTACAACTAAACAGAGCCAATGCCGAAATCATCAATATAAATCCCTTCTTCATTGCTTTTGTGTTTTTGTGGAGAAGGAAGGATTCGAACCTCCGACCTGCTAAAGTGAACTACGCCTGTAATTATGGACTCGAACCACCGCATTCACGCTATCATAGCACAAGCTCTGCCACTGAGCTTACTTCCCCGCTTGCCTGTCTCTCCAGGCTGTCATATTTAAAGCTCTTCTATCTTGTCAATCATAAAAGAGTCTGTGTTTTGAAACAGATTTAAGTCAAGAAATACGAGTATATGCCAGTATAAATCCCAAAGAATGTTTTTCGGTTCTATGTCTGGACACTCTTCATTGTTTAGATAAATCGGTACGCCATACATTTCGCCTTTATGGGTGAATCCTTTTTTCTTTGCCTCATTATCTGTCATCACTTGCTATTTTTGCTTAGCATTCGAAGCATTTGCTTTCTTTGCTTTCTTTGCTTTCTGTCTTTTTCTCTTTATATAGTCAAGAGTAAACATTAATGTACATACTCTTCCTTTAGATACCGCTGATGAACCGCCTGTGAGATCTGTTATGGTTTTCTCAAAAGTCTCCTTTATGAGGAAACCATAGCCACGTAATTCAGTTTTATCGTCAGCGGTAAATCCTCTGTGCTTTACAGTTTCCTTTATATAGATTAAGTCCATCACATTGCAGTCAAGTATCAGTGCAGCTTCTAACAATCTGCCATTCATTTCAAAGTCAGACATACTTTCTTTTTCATCGTCGTCAAATGCTGATGCTGGGAACGCTATATTGTGAGAATCAAAAACAACCTTAAACCCTAAAGGATATACTTCCTCATTTGCAGAAGTTTTATCGAGATTACCATAAAGTTCAGCAATTAATTTATTTGATTCAACTATCCATTCAAGAGGGACAATTTGGTCAGTGGTTTCTACCAGTTCGCAAATAGCCTTACGGAGGATTTCAAATCTTTTTTCTTTCCAGATTCTTTCTGGCATTACTCCTAATGGTGGCTTATTCATAATTATACACTTTGTTTATACAGCTTTACTGATACACTACGGCTTTTTCCTTGCGGGCATTTGCCTTTTTTATATTTGCTGATGAAATTATCTTTACTCTCATTACTCTCAGCTTGAGGCGATATCCGTGAAGGAATAAGCATATCGCATTCGAAAGAGGCATTTTGCATCATAGGATTAACAAATATTGTCTCAGAATCCTTTTTAACTACATCCTCAAAAGAAATACTCTCTAATCCGTATGTTATCTTTTCTTGCATAATTTATTTTTTATTTAACAACAATCTCGTGAAGTCCATTACAAATGATTCAGATACATAACTAGCTGGTGGCGTTGTATTATCTGCTTCAGATAGTTTGGAAGCTTCTGGATTACTCATATAAGTCATTATTCCATCGAATACACTCTTAGGGCAAATGAAATGATTCACTTTCACAGTTTTATCTATAAGCCTTAAATCTGTATTTCCGTCAGCTGCTACCAAATACAATCCACTTTCCGGATAGTTAACATTTTCAGAAGCCTCTTTACCAGTTGCAAATGCAACTTCTTTAATTTCTATAAACATAATATCAGTTTTTAGTTAATACTCCCACTATTCCAAGGATGATCACAACTATCACCAACCAAAATAAAAATGGAATCCATAGAGGGGCTGTAATCCACCACCAAGACCAGTCTATTGTATTAGTTAATTTTAAGATCAGGAAAACAATGAATACCACTGTACATATTCCAACCCCACTACTTGAATTATTATTTTTGCTCATTTTGCTTGATTTTGCTTTACACATGAAGCAATTGCTTCGTTTGTTTCGTTTTGCTATTGTTTGCTTTAATATTCTATTCCTACTATGATTTGAGCGGCTTTTTCTGCAAGATCAAAGTCATTGGTATCAAGATGAACTTTTACGCCATCCATATTAGGGTCTTCAAAATCTTCATCTTTTACCCAGATGAAAAACTCTTCCAGTGGAGATATTGCCAGTACTAAGTCAGCTCTGTCATTGATATTTTTCACATAGTTGACCACTACTCCTTCTGTATTATCCAAGGCAAAGCCTTTCTCTTCTAAAAATTCTTTCGTTATATTCATTTTGCTACTGTAATTGTTCAATAATATCGGTTAAAGGCTCTCCCTTGATTATTCTATCCTCGGTCGGATATCCCAGCAATTCCATGAAGAATGCTTTGTTCTGGAAATTGGTAAAAGAAACAGTTACCCAAGGATCGCCATCTACTTCATCACGAATCTTTTCCTTTGTCTGCGCTTTGGCTTCTTTGATAGCCTGTTTCTTTTCTTCTTTTTCAACTTGCTTTTCCTCTTCTGTCTTTTGTTCCAGCTTGTCAAAGTCGCCTTTTACGGTTTGGTTGAAATCAGCGACATCAAATACAGGAGCATCGGCTACGATTACATTTAGATCGGAAACATCCAGACCTGCAGCATCAACATCTATGTCTTTCAGAAGCTGAGCCAGCATATCGTTGTCATATTCCCCTTGGGCAGAAGGATTGTTCATGAAGATATTCTGTTCGATCTCCTGTTTTTGTTCCATCTGGACCACTTCAACACGGATTTCATAATCATTCTCTTTTGTTTCCGGATTATACTTGTTAGCTTCATCAATGATGCTTAGCTTTTGGTGTCCGGCTACCAGATTGCCTGTTTTCTCATTCCAGACAATACCTCCTAACAGTCCGTATTTCTTTAGGTTTGCTTTCAGCTTCTTCCTTGCGCTATCAGTGATAACACGGGGGTTGTAAGAAGCAAATGTTATTTGGCTACGCTTGACAACTCTTGTCTCAGCCTGCTTAATTTTCATAGTTTTCATTGTAATTTTCGAACTCAAATACTAATAATTCTACTTGCGGGAACTCCTTGATGATCTTTTTGTAATCATTCGGATGGTACGTTTTGCAGTACATTAAGAAAGGAAGATTCCCAACATTTGTACCCTGACTTTGGCCATCCCCGTATTTTATTGGAGGAAGAAGCCTTTTAAGCTTGATGTACTTTTCAACATCACCATTCTTGTATTTGGAAAGGGGGTAAGCGTTTTTCGTATTGTCGAATATGGCTTCATCCCTATACCCCATCAGCTGTAAACGCCTTGTAAGGTTATCGGATTTCTTAAAACCAAAAATTGCCCAGTCTATCCCTGTATTCTTCTTTACCATTGCGGTAATATGGTTTAACTGGTACACACGTTGTTTCGGATCTTTCTTGCACCCATACACTCCGTCTTTGATATACTGAGACAAAGCATAATGAGGAACTTCGATAAATGTTGCGTTTTTGTATTTATTCTTAGCCCAGAGTATGTATTTATCTATGTGTTCAAGGTCTTTCACCATGTACATATACACACATACAATTTCTTTGAAGTATGGTGCACATAAATCTAAAAGAGCAATACTGTCCTTTCCAGCACCGGAATGGAACAGTATCACCCTCTTAGTTTCTTTGGCAACCTCTTTTATAGCTTGTATTGCGTGATACATTATACTACTCTACCTGCTGCTTTTAAACGTGAAACTGCACGAGCGTTATTACCACGGTGTTTACGCTGCGCCTCTCTAGCCGTCCAGCCAGAAGGCCTGTTTCTAATTGCACGGTTCTCTCTACCGACCGCACCTCCAATGTCCCTTCTTCTTTGACCAGCGGTGATAAACTTACCGCCTTTACCTCTTATCGCCATATATTAAAGTATTAAAAACACGCCTTACCAGCGTGAAGGTTAAAAATTCTCTTCGTGAAGCAAATCACCCACAACCAAAGCCAAATACTCATCTTCATAAGTGAAGCCTTCATATTCTGCGTCCGGCATGTACTCTGCCTTACTTTCTGCCTTACTACCAGCTTCTTTCACAAACCAATCTTTGATACTCACTAGCAAACGAGGCGACTGAGCATTATATCCAGCTTGAAATAAAATGTGTGTAATAGGCTTTTCTTCAACGAAATTGTCGTCTTTGTCAAACTTGCAAAGCTTCTTCAGGTAAAACCAAGTAGCATCTCTAAACTCGACTCTTTTTTCTTTTCTTCTAATCCGATCCAAATGCACACGGGCAATTGGCAGATATAGAACATTTTCGTCTTTAATACCCAAGCTATCTACTGTAGCTTGCATTTCTGATGAATAGGTCATATCTAATTATATTTGTATCGTTCTATTATGTCAATAAGCATGAATCTTTCAAGCTTATAATGTCTCATATAGGCGATCTGGGTCAATTTGTCAAATTCTTCTACCCCAATCTTTCTAATGAGATTTTCTCTGTATGGCAATAGATTACCATGTAAATGCAGATTGCACTGAATGCATTGCCCCCAAACATTAAGCGGATGAAAACGAACGCTCTGATAGTGGCCAACACTATAAAAATGCCCAGCATTCATTTGTGATACTGCCTTTATTTTGCTGCACGAAATACATTTAAAATACCCATCTTGCGAATCTCTTTTGCGGATATAAGCATTGAAATATTTTTGCGCTAACTGAACTAATTGAGCTATCGACTTGTTCTTGTATTTCTGTATAGTTTTTGCTTCTAGCATGTAAACAAAAATAGATGTAAAACACACTGAAACAAAGCAATAAAGGCGTGAGTTACTTGCAAAACACGCCTTTTATAATCTTGCTATCTTCAACTGATTAACCCAAGCCATTGCCACCAGTCACCAACGAAATACTGCCATTTTCGTTTGCCGGCAAACTTGTAGATATGAATATCCGTTTTGCCTTCTTGAATTAGCCTTTTCTTTAAAGCAATTGCTTTTTTCTTAGTCTGGGTTTTATTTTTCATGACACAGGTTTTAAAAGTTATTAAGAGCAAAACCTTTATTACACAAGCACCCGTAAAATTTGCCGTTTTTACGACCGAATACATGATATACATCGCCAGTCACTGCTTCGTCTACCATAAAGCAGCCATTTTCTAACCAGATAGGTGGCAAAACCTCTAGAGCTTCATCATACAGCTCTTCAGTAACCTCTACGAACGATTGTCTTGCAATAACCTTCGCTTTAAGTTCTTTGTATGTATTTGCTGGTGTAGATAATAGACTTTTGTACAAGTCATAAAACCATGATTTAACAGTACCAAATTGAGCGTAATTTTCACCAGTATTTGGAAGTTCTGATAACTCAAATACACTTTCACCTAATGGCAAATTAAGGCAGGTAAGCGAATTAAAGTCTGGCGTGATAATTTCACCGAAATCCAGAACCTTATCAAAAATATAGTTCGCGAAATCATCGCAGTTTGTGAATGTGTTTTTCATAATCTTGATTTTAAAAACCCCGGGATCGTTAGGTCTCACCCGGGGACATGCAAATTTTAAATTTCTAAAATATGTTAAGCTAATTTTAGACTGATTGGACTCTCTTTTCGAGATTTGGCATTGTCAAGACTGGCAGACCTTCATCTTCTCTTAATTTGTTCATTTCAACATAATAGGTATAGGCTTTTTGATAAGAAGCTTGACTTATATGTCTTTGAGCAAGTATGTTGTTCATCTTCTTTTGAACTGCGTGAGATCTTGAAATAGTTTTCATATTACTTTTATATATTTATTATACAAATCGTTTAATTTTCTATTGCGAATATACAATCAGTTTAATTATATACAATATTTAAAGTGTTAATTTTTTGTTAAAATTTATACGATTAGTTTATTTCATATTTATAATTATACTAATTATATAAATAGATGTATATTTGCAATTATCTTATTTGTATAATTATGGATCTTAGAATTAAAGAAATCTGCAAGGAGAAAGGAATGATGCTAAAGGATGTTGCGGATAAAATAAATATTACAGAGGTTGGATTGTCAAAATCCTTAAACGGGAACCCAACATTGAAAAGGCTAGAGGAAGTTGCGAAAGCGCTTAATGTAGATTTTTTGGAACTGTTCGTTAAACAACCATATAAGGAGGACCCGATATACACCAAAGACGAAAATGGAAATGAAATAATTATCGGTTATTTAAAGAAATAAGGAGCCTTATGAAAAATTTTAAACCACCTTTCAGAATTGCACCCAAATACAAGCATGTTGTCCTAGACGCAGACAATAAAGCGGTTGCAACATTCTATCCCGGAGCTGAAGAATTAGCTGCTGAATACGTTGCATTCATAAACAAGGAGTACAAAGGAATGCTAAATAATGAAGATATAAAGAAAATTATTTAAAGAGTATTGCTAACACTCCTATAACAGTAATTACAACAAAAGCGATCAAAATTGCATCAACTTCAATGATTACACTTCCTTCATATTCGGATTCATAGAACTTCCGGATTTTTCGGGCTATATTTTTGAAAGGATTTGACATGATGTTAAATTTTTAATCTACTAAATAGATTATATCTACTAATTAATTGTTATATTTGTATAAAATAATGAGGTGGAGGACTTTACACCCCCACCGAGTTACTAAAGAAACAGCCTTATAATATTTGAAATTGCTGCGAACAACTTCAATTTAAAGCTATTTTTAGTCTTTTTGTAACTCAATTCAAATCTGAATCTCATTATTTTACTATTAAAAATACATTACTTCAAGAATGTATGTCTTGGTATTTGACTTTCAAATACTTTATAAAGATAATTCATTTTCTTGAATTTACAAATTAAAACCGCAATAAAATGCGGTTTTTTTTCGTTAAAATAAAATTTACAAAACAGGAGATATATAAACCACAAAGTATTGTTATTGTTTGATTTTCTCCTGAATAAAAATACTTTTAGCAATTGTCAAAAAGTCAATAAAATAATCAAAAGACTCCTTATTCTTGAATTCAAAAATAATATCCGGTTTGAAATCTTCAATAGTTCTTTCACTTCCAGTCTTATAAATACCCGGAACACCTTTACTGTCTTTTTTAAATAAAAGGAACTTCCGTGACAGGTCAGGAGTATATCCAGCAGAGAAGGAAACCGTTCCGTCTCCAAAACTCACTATAGTAACATTTTCGTTACTTCCTACTTTAGCTTTATGTATCATGATCAAATTTTTGACAAAACTATAAGAGAAGAGCGACAAAATATGTCGTTCAGATTTTATTTTTTATCTTTCAATTTTTCAATATCACTGTGTGATGCTATCATAAACTCATTTATAGTGAGAAACTTCTTATTATCATCCTCAATCTTACTAATAAATTGATCTTGAAGTTTTATGAAATAATCCATAAGAAGCTGGTAAATCATAGATCCAATAATAACTATTAACGAAATCACATTCCTCGCATTCATTTCTAAATTGTTTGAAACCAGATAATATACCAGCAGCAACACAGGTATGAAATATCTGATAATAGTAAATATCATTGCAGGAATCTTTAAATTACCGAATATACTATTCTTCAGAGCCTTAGAAATAAAAGTAATAATATAAGGAGCTACTATCCCAATTACAAGAGAAAGAAATGGATGATCCGTAACAAATTTATCTAGTGTTTCCATCTATAACTATATACAAATTATTCACTACTAAGATACATATTATCCTATATAAACACGTTCTACAGCAAACTCCATTAAAAGAATTTTGTTCAAATTAGCTAACATCCTATTTTGCTCCATTTCTAAAAATGAAATAAAGATCTAGCTCATCCGTTATATAACAATACCAGCTTGATATGAAACAAATTCAAGAATTTAAATCTGAAAAAGATTATTTAGAATATTTAAGGTGCTATTATTCCGGTATTGCATTGCAAGGTTTACTTGCAGGAAATTTAGCAAAGAAATCAACTGTGGAGCTTATGGCTGTGGAAGCCGTGAATTACGCAGATGAACTAATAAAACAACTGAAACTTCAATTGTCTGGGGAGATGGTAGATGAAAAAGTTGATGATGATTCTTTCAAGCATTTTAGAAATAAACATTTTACTAAGTCTAAATATGTCAAATTAGTAATGAAAAAATAACCTATTAGCGGCTTTGAAAGATCAAAACAAGGGGCTTAATTGCCCCTTTTAATTTTCAAATAAGTGAAAGAATTGTTGCTATTAAAGTTCCTACCCAAAATATCTTCCAATCATCTGACAACAATACCCATTTATCTTTTAAATTGGATATTATAAAATACTCAACGGAAATTATTTTCCAATTTTGTTTTAAATACAAATCCAGATCTTTGGGTCTAACAAGCATAAATTCTTGTGTAGGAGGAAAATTATCACACTCCATTCTACAAATAAAATATTTAATCATCTTCATTTAATTTTCTGATTATCTCTAAAATAACGATAATAATCTGATAATCAAAATATTTTTTTAAAAATTAAATATATCATCCCACCAGGCGATGAGTATGACAATTCCGATTACAAAAAGTAGTATTATAAACGCAAGTTCCAGCTTTTCATCCCATGTCATGTTTTTGAATATTTTCATGCGCTAAATTTATTTTGTTGTTTCCGAATCTCCTTGCGGGTTTCCGTATTTAGAGTTAAAATATTGTTCTGATTGGATTAGAACTGGATTACTAATTAAGAAATCATATTCTACTTTTCTTCCGTCATCATAAGCCTCCATAATCTGCTGCTTTTCTTTTTCTATAATTCCATCATTAATTAATGTAAGAATATGATTATAGGCAAACCTAACACCATCATTAATTTCTGATATATCACATTTACTATCTAGTTCATATAACTCACTTTCCAATTTTTCAATTAGCTCCTGTAATGATGTTTTATTGCTCATTTTTGCTTTTGCTTTTCCTTCCATTTCCTATGATTTAATTGTTAATTCTTCCCCTGTTAAAGCGAAATACAGATTCTGTAATTGGTGAACGTACTTTATATGCTTTAGCCTTACTGAATCTAAGTAGAGTACTTCTCCACCGGCAAAATCAAACTTATACCCATTAGTTGTCTTTGTACAATTAGATAAAGAATCCGATTTTTCAAAGCCTAACTTTACTAACCATTCCTCAGTCAGATGAATAGGAGTAAATTGAAATAAATCTATCCATTCATTTTCCTGTGATTCTGCAATATCAACTACTACTCCCTGTCCGTCAATTTCTTCTATGACACATAGCATTCCATTAAAGTCTATGCAGTTTCCTATTCGTAGTTCTTTAGCTTCCATATATACTTTTAATTGCGGTTTCAGTTAGGGTTAACCCTGAGTATATTATCAGGTCTTCAATTGTTGTAAGATACTTTGATGGTGATGAAAAGTTATTTTGAACAATTGAATAATCTATGTAATTAGATTCTGGTAAATAAAAACCTATTCTACTTTTAGACTGTTCAATTTCAAACCCTTCAAAAAGCACTCGTTTTTTAGCTTGTTCAAACTTCTTTCGATCTTCTTCAAATCGCTTAAAAGCTTCCGGTGAAGCTCCATAATTTGTTATTGAATAAATAGGTTCTTCCAACGGTACATTGTTTTCATCACAAGGAACAAACATCCATAGTGCGAGTGACTGTTTTAGGAATTCAGCATAATTTTCACATCTTGTAAAACATAAGTAAAATCCATCTTCATTTTTACTTTGTTCAATGACAAAATCCGTCATCAGTATAAGTTTATTTTCCATTGTCTACTTCGTTGTGATTTATGTACATTTTTTCGTTTACACTATATCTAATTTCTGCTACTTCACTTTCATGTATCTTTTCATGGTCTAATGGGTTAAAATAACCTCCGTTTGGGTAGCAATTTTCAAATATTCTTCCGTCTTTGAGTTTTATATCATACTCTTGCTTATCATAGCCTAAATAAGGCTGCCATTCTTTTGAATATTTAAATTCTAGTTCCATTGCCTTTTAATTTGTTGATTAATTGTTGAGTTTTTTCAAATCCATTCTGGCTTATTTTATCTATCTGATTCATGTCATATCCCTGTGCTTTTAATGTTAAGGATATTACTTCATCATCTATTTCAGCAGGAAGAACATTTAAATCCAGAATGCGCTGCAACATAGAAAGCATCTCTTCTGAGTGGTCGGGGACTTCTTCAAGGAAATCTGTCACATATAACTTCCATTCTCCACGGCAATTACCATCAATAGATACATAATGTGATGTTTTCCAGCTTTCCGAACCATCAGTTGTTTTCCAATTTGCTAAATAAAGACCGCTTTTCTCCGGCAGTCTCTCTGATACAGGAACTTTTATATATTTTGTTTTCATAGATTAATATTTAGTAATTTTTGATACTTTTTCTTTTTAGCTTCTGTATTATGCCATTCTTCAAACTCTGATTCTGTTAATTCTTCATAATCAATGACAGATGAAGCAATCGGTTTGTAATGATTCTTCAAAGCTTGTTCAGTATTAAAATTAACTGCAACAGTCAATGCAAGTTCACCATATTCTATAGGAACAAAAGTCACTTTGAAGTATTTCATAATTAGAATATTGGTTTTACTATAAGGCTTTTGTAATGCCATATACTATTGCTACAATTCCGATAACAGCTAAAATTGCTATGACTGTTAAACAGCCTTTTGGTAATAAATTTCCCATAATTAAAATATTGGTGGTTTTGGGGTTTCTATTGGCTGGTAGTGGGTGTAATTCATTAGCCAGTATTCGCCATCATCATGATACATTGGTTCAAATAAAGGATAATCATAGCCCTTTTTCATTACCCAAAATAAATTACCTTCTTTAGGAAGATCTTCTTTGCTATTTACTGCTGTCCAGCCTCTATTATTTCTGATTCCAGAAAGTGACTTTGGACGAACTGAATGCGTGTTTTTGTTAATTTTTAGTCTTGAGAACATGTCCATTTGATATTGAGATGGGGCTACTTTAATCCAACCTTCATTTTCTAATGCATATTTTTGTTTCTCGTTAGATAATCCTGCCCAATACTCCCCGTAGGCAGCCTTAATTGCTTCTGATTTGCTATTCTGTGAGTTCATAATTCGGTTGCTTCTTTTATTAGTTGTTCAGCTTCGTAGGCAATTTTTTTAAAAGCCTGATGGGTTTTAGGGTAATCTCCAAAATAATCATCTTGATATTCTACTATTTTTTCTAAAATGGAAAGCATCTCCGGTGCTTTGGAGAACAAGAACGCATTAGCTCTTGCATTATCTAGACTTGTTGGAATTTCTGTATATGGGTTTTCACTAAAATCTGCAATGGAATTTCCTTTGTGTTGGACACTGAAATAAAGTACTTCACCCATTGCACCTACAGCTTCTCTAACTGTTAATTTTCCTTTTGTTCCTTTAAATTCGCTCATAGTAAATAATATTTTGTGTAAGATTTAGTTGATTCTTTTCTAAGTATCCATTTCTTAACTGATTTATCCAGATAATAATTTATCTGTGATGTAGTAGCTGGAAATTCATCATTTTCATATGCTAACCTGAGCCACCAGCTGCACACTCCTTCTTCATTATTCTTTTCCTTATAGTCTTTTAGCCTTTGAAGCCATAATTGTTCTTTATTCATGTTTATTGTTTAAATTCTGGTAAAATGCCTAAGAAATAATATTTTCCACCGAAGTTGCTGCATGTTGAATAATAATCTACCCCGTATTCTTCGAATGAAGATTCTCCTGTTTGTAAAAAGTCACCTCCTGAATATTGAGGTGGTACAACTTCTGCTAAATAGAGAAATAACTCTTCATCTATTTCACAAGGTGACTTACCTAAATATTTATCTAAATCACCGTCAAAGTTGTTTTCCCAGTCTTGATAGGTTTTGATTTTTGTATACATTATAGTAGTGTTATGTTGTTATGGTTGGTTATTGATTCTTTGTCTATCTGGATGTTGTCAGCGCCTATTTGCACATGTTTTACAGCTTTATATAGTTTATTATGTCCATCATGATACTTAATATTAGCATTCTCCGCTGCCTTCTCCAAAGAAGCCTGAGCTACTTCGAGGGCGTACCGTTTTGATATTTCATCAATTATTTTCGGAGTTTTATGATCATAATAAAATGTACTTTTATCATCGAATTTCTCGAATGATTCATATCCAAAATCTTTTGCTACTTCGTCTTTTATTTGTTCAAGGGTTTTCATTATTATTTGTTTGGGGTTAAACTTTCGTGGATGTTTCCGATTATTTCAACTTCGTATTCTGGATAAACAAATGAGAAGTTTTCGCAGGCGAAAAATCCTTCTATAAATTTTACTTCACCTGAAATATCATGCTCTATTGGAAGTAATTCAGGGTCTTGATGGTAAACCAAATATTTTCCTTTCAAAACATCCTCCTCGAAAATCTTGTTTCCGTTTTTGTCAGTTAGTCCGGTGAACTCCTCTGCATTTGACCATTTAAAACAAAATGCGTCTACTTCATTATTAAAATCAAAACTGTCAAAATACAGCCCCTGTGTGAAGTAGTAGAAACATTGATCAGTTTCATTCCAACTCCTAAATATTATTTCTCTTTTCATATCGTTTTATTTTGGTTGTTTAGCTGATTTCCTAAAGTAATTTTTCTGTGAATTCTTACAATCATCATTTGCGCATCCAAACATTAATAATGATGAACGGCATACTTTGCATCTGTAAACACTATCTAATAACTCTCTACTTGAATACTGAATATTTAATTTTTGATTGCTCATATCTTCTGTTTTAGTCCCCTCTTATTACAGAGGGGCGCAAATTTTAAATTTTGTTATGTGATTAACTTATAGCTCTATTAATTTTGATTCTCTATATTTTTCTGGCAATTGCTGATACCAATACCATTTCTTTTTTGGGATAATTGCTATACAATCTTTTTTATAACTGCCATCACCAGAACGTTTTTCATAACCAAACGACTTTAGCATACATTCTATATCATCTGATTTTTCCACGTATATAATTCTGCATTTAGTTTTCATACACTATTCTCTCTATTATTGTTGAATCAGAAGGTCTCTTATATATCACGTGATTTTCACTATTACTTTTACTCTCTTCGTATTCTTTCTTAGAGATTTTTTTGCCATAAAATCCTTTATCGTAATCATCGAAACGTTTGTTATACAATTCTTTGCCGTTTACTATTCTTTTTGTAATTGTGATTGTTTCCATAATGAGTTGATTTTATTGAGACAAATGTATGTCATTTTGAAATACAATGCAAATGTTTTTCGAATTTTTGTATATTATTTTGACATACATTTTTATCTTTGCATTAAAATATTGTAGGAATGGCCAAAAAATTATTATCAATAAGGGTTTCTGATGAAGTAGATTCTTTGCTGAAAAAGATAGCTGAAAAGAGACAGTCGACTCAGGCGAATGTTGTTGAGGAGGCAATAAGAGACTTTGCTAAAAAGGAGAAGCTGAAATGATGGGTATTTAAATATACCCCTCTGCCTTGGCATTTGACTTTAGTCGCTCAACACTACTTTTAGATAAGCCTGTGCTTTCGGATATTTCTTTTATTGTCATTCCTAATTTCATACCTTCTAATACCGCGATTAGGTTTTCATCATTTTTAGGAAGTTCTAATGCTGGATTTATCTTGTCTCTATAACGCTTCAAAGCATGTAGGTAGTTACTTGACGTTAGATTATATTTAATGCAAATTTCAAGTTTTGACAATCCTGCTTCGTAATCTACTCCAACTTTATAGTATTTCAGGTTTTCCAGATAATACATTTTCTTTTTCTTAGGAATACGCGTCGCAATTTCTCTTCTCATCGCATTATCTTTACTCGTAAGGCGCAAAACCGGCTTATTCCTAGTTAGTTCCTTCACATTTTCTAAAACTTCTAAGCTTTCCAAATGCTGCTGCTCTTTTGTCTTAGCCCCTGCTTTATTGGTTAAGTCCTCTATTTTGGACTTTCGCTTATGTTTCATTCTTGTTGTTTTTTCAAATAATTATACACCAAATCATCTTTCACTAACTGGATCGCTAGACCCTTTAAGAATTCATTATTGATTATTTGATTTTCTTCAAGCTCATTTAATAGCTTTTTAGCCTCTTTAATTCTAAAATGAATACTCTTGCCCTTCTGAACTTCTTTCGTTAAAATTTGGTGCATTTTTGACCGAATTAAAGCATTCTTATCACTGGCAGTCAATCCGGAAAAACATCCTTTCGAATCTAATTCAGAATAAAAATGTCCAGCATAAACACAAGGCTCATTATTTTCGACCTTCTGCAGAAGCTCGTTCCACATCTTTTCCCTTCTGGCTTTTTTAACATCTTCAGACTCTTGTACAACAGGATTAAGTGCACTTGATATTTTTTTTCGACCTTTATTCCACTCTTCACTACCGTGCTTAAACTCCTGATAAGCCTTCAGAATTTCGCCTGCCGTTATCAAACTAAGGTTGGGGAAAACCTTTATTTCTGGAAAATCTTTACGAAGCGCCATCCGATATGCTTCAATAATTTCAAGCCCTGTAAGTTGGTAACCTTGGCAGAAGCTAATCCAATTCGCCCCAGTTATTTTCTTTTCTTCCTTGCCTTCCTTTGTGGAAACGTCGAATTTAATCCCAACCATTGACGAAACAGTATTCAAGGTTTCTATGATCTTTTCGCCACTATTTTTGAATATCGGATGCTCTATCTCTCGTTTTACAATCTCAGGAAGGGACTGTAAAATCGTCAATGGTAAATTGGTTGTTTTTCCCTGAAACCTGACCTGACTGAACTGATCTGCCTTTGCTAGATCCCGCCCCTGTTGTACTAGTTGATTCTCCACTACTGTATTCTTTTTTTAATTTGAAAAGCCCTTCCCAGTTACACGCTATCGTTTGATTTAATACTTTCCGTCCAACTTTAGGATCATTACCTGAAATCTCCAGAAACTTGTCTACTGCCATTTGCTCCCACTTCACCCCTGCATATGGCTTTTTCTTTTTTGCTTTCCGGTATTCAAGCCAATCAGACCATATGGGTTTAAAGTCTTCCGGGATTATTAACTCTTCTTCAGGAATATTTTCTTTTTTTCGCGCAACTTTTTTTCTTTTGATAACAGGCAGAGGTTTACTCAAAGATTTTTCTGCCTCTGATTCATCAGAAATTTTTTTTTCGTCAGAGGGGGGAGAAAAATCGTCAACGACATTTTTCCCTTTTGTTTCTTTTTCTAAAAGAATAACATTATCATTTACATTACCATTATCATTTACATTATCAGCTTCGTTTGCTTCATTTTGCTTAGCACCCGAAGCATTTGCTTCATTTGCTTCCAAATCTGTAACATCAGAAGCACTTGCTTCGTTTTGTTTATTCCGATTTTCCCCACTTCTTAAACCTCCTTGACGTCCAGCTTCTGCCCTTTTTTTCTTAACCTCTTCATATTTGGACAAGTCCCTTTTTAACTGAGTTTTTATTGGCTCAAATGCCATCTGCAAAAGCCTATCATCAAGCACTGGATTTTCATCACTCACGTAAGCGAAAAAGTGCTTTATCAATTTGCCAGCTTCATCGTCTGATAGGAGGTCAAATGTGTTTCTCCAATCACAATAACCGACAAATGATTTTTTATCCCTTGCCATACATTTCAATATTATACTTTTGACAAAAATTTTCTAATTCTGGTATCAAATTCGTTTTTTCACTTTCATAAAATTTATTAAATTGAGGATCATGAACCGGCTTAAGGAATAAGCTAACTGCCTGATGGGAAAACCCCAGAATACGGCTCGCATGGATCTTTTTCATTCTCAATTCATTTACCAGAAATAAAGACAACATTCTACGCTGCATTACTAATTCTCTATTCCTACATTTTGTAGTTAATGCATTTTTATACTTGGTTTTTAAAAAACTTTCTATTGTCATTTTAAAACAATGTTTGTGTGTGTGTGTTTGTATTATTACCGATATTTTTATCTTTCTTATTTGGTTTAGGGGATATATTTGCACCATTTCCCCACGCTACCGCCTCATTAAATGTGCCTGAAAACGGGATCATTCTCTTTCCCTCCATTAAGTAAAACATACTTCCTTCTTTGAATAACCACCCCCTTTTTACTTTCATTCAAAAGCAGACGTTTGAATTGCGTAACCAAAATTTCTTACTAACTCGATGGCGCTTGCATTTTCCACTAAGGAAGCTCCAACACTGATATAAATTGTCCTACTTTTAGAAACTATCTTATACCCTTCTTTTCTCAGTACTCTGTGCAGAGCATATCTGCGTTTATTGTCTTCTTTGGTAAAACCTCTTACCCTTGGATGTCCGGCCATAACTCATGGAATTAGAAAGGAAGATCATCATCGTCATCATTACCAAACACATTGGTATTCTGATTTGCATTGTACTGATTAGCTGCAGGAACTGGCTGACTAAATCCTACCCTTTCAATCTTGAATACATTTAAATTCTGCACATGCCCTGTAGTACCGTCGTCTTTTTGATAAACTCTACCCTTTGGGCTATAGTCAACTTGAATCTTATCACCTCTCTGGAACTGCTCAAGCAATGAAATTTTATCCCCAACAACTTGAAATTTCAACATATTAGGATATTCAGTGCCATCATCTTGATTATATCGCTTACAGTCCAGATAAAATTCTTGAACTCTAAAACCTCCATCGAATTCCTTTAAATCACTTTTTTGCACCAATGTGCCAACTTGCTTGCTCATATTGCTATTTCTTTTAAATTGTTAATTTTTGTTTTTAAATGGTTGATTCTTTTTCGTAGTAAATTTTTGCCTTCATTAGTTTGGCATCTGTGAAAATCTTGTTCTAATTCAGATTTACTATCGATATAGCCCTGATAGAGCTTTTCTTGCGTTTTAATTATTTCAGACTTATTTTCAATAATTGTGTACAAGTCACGTTCATAAATTCCATTCTTTTCACTACCGATAACTTTTATATATCCGGCAAAAAGAAGTTCATTGAATCGATTTGACACCTGATTTATTTCTAATCTTAAGTAATTAGCAACATCATAAAAGGTGCATGACTTCATTTCTTTTATTGCATCATAGACAAGTCTTCTCTTCTCAGGAAGATGTTCTCTTACCTGAGAGTATGTTTGGTTTGACGTAATAGACATTGTTAAATTTTTTGAATTTGCGTTGGACGCAGGTAATAATGAGACCTATTGTAAGTAGCAATTATAGTATTTCCAGTCTCATAAACAACCTTAAGGATTTTACACCATAGTTCAGGGTAATCGGTTAACCCTTCTTTATTCAGCTTGCAAAACATTTTTCTTGTTTTTTTTGGCTATCCGAAGAAGATCACGGAAGATGTTCTGATTTTCTTCCGTTATTCTTCGGTCTTTACGAATCACAGCGTTTACGGTATCAATTACATAACCGTGCTTTAAAGCAGCTTCTCTCTTTTCATCGGTTGAAGTATGCTCTTTGATAAGAGCAAGTTCTTCACTCGTAAATTTCTTTAAATTCATATTTTAATTTTCTATTGATTTTGGCGCTAATTCAACATTATTCCAATTTGGTAGACTCATTTGAACTAGTCCAAAAGTATTTTCTTCTGCCAATGAGTCATAACCTGGATAAACACCCAATTCTGTACATTTTTGAATATCTCTAAGAGCTGTACGATACTTATATTTGCCCATTTCAATATCTTCTGGCTTCCATACCAATACAGCAATAGCAAAAGGCGCAACAGTTTGTAAGAAAATGGTTATTGTACAGTTGAAATCCCTACCAGTCACCTCTGAACAAACCTCTTGATACATACCTTCTGAAAGGTCATAGTGAAGTTTTGCCGAATTAGCCATGAATGCACGTAAATCTTCACAAGCAGAACTTTTAATTGATATAATAGCATTACACCCTATATTTTCTTCAAATTGAAGCGCATCAGGTCTAACTTTCACATCAATACCTGTTTCTGGGTCGGTATGATAAAATGAAATTTCTCTTTTAGAATGCTTTAGAAGCCTTGGCAGAAGTCCACCACCATAACGCTCATAATGCTTTCTAAGAATCTGTATTTTTAGAAAATTAGTCTCACCGACTGCTTCTTTGCCGGACAATACAGCTAAGCTTCTGAAATAAACCTTTTTTCCATCGATTTTATCCATTGATAAATTAAGCTTAACAACATCACCACTGGCCATATCAAAAACTTCTTCAGGTGTAATTTGTTTACCCTCATGGTCAATACCATAACCCTGATCATTTATAACCTTTGTCCAGAAGTTAATTAACTCATTAACCCCCTCAGTGCTTGATAAAGAAGATTTTGGTTCAACAATTACCCTGTCAAATTTTGTAGGCTCTAAAATCGCTTGATGCGCAAACGTGCCCATTTCAAAATGGTTCTTTTTGTCTTCAAGTTTTTCAAGTGCTTTTTTATCGCCATCTATTGCAAATGAAAAATGCAACGGCGTTTTCAGTATTTCTTTTATAGTCGAACTACCATAATGCTTAGCACCTAAATATTTTTCGAAAGTATCTTGAACAACAGCACCATTGACACGTAAATCTTTAGTGTATACATGTTTTGTTTTCTTATTCGTAAGAATAAAATCAGCAATCTGTTGTGGTGATGCATATTCAGCAAGAGGACGTGTATAATCAATCGTTTTAGTTAACGATTCGCCTTTTTCGGCTGAATTGAGGGCTGAAAGAATATCAGCCCCGAATTCAAAACCTTCAAAATCACTATTCATTGTTAGAACCTAAGAAGTTAATACCTAAATCAGCTACTTCAAACCCGACAATTTTGCCTTTTACAGCCTTGTCCACACCAGTACAGGTAATAGACACGCCCTGCCCTATTGGTAAATTAGCTAAAGATTGAACCAAGATTGTTTGAGCAGCAACAAAAGGCATAGTACCATTGTGAAGCTTAGCTAAATAATATACCTTACCATCCGAATCGGTAGCTTCTTTCAATCCAAGATAAAAACATCTTTGTTCTTTACCTTTCAAAGCTGCCCAATCTTCGGCTGTCATATATTTAGCCGTAAGACTAGCACCTTTTTTCGCATTTTTTAATGTGCCTATAACATTTGTATTTGGCATAATAAAAGTTACTTCACCACCTTTTGGGTACAATTCTGATTGTTGTTGATTTTCCATTTTATAATTATTTATTGGTTGGTTTAATATATTTTCTAATCTGTTTTTCCATATCAATCTCGATCTGTGATATAGAACCACTTTTCTTTTTTTTAACGGAACGCCTGTTTCCCACTTCAGACGTTCCGAATAACACTTCAAGACGTGTGTTGTTCTTTTTAATTTCATCAGCGTAGAAAGCATTCTGCTCTATAAGCTTTCTCGCTTCATTTTGCTGAATATTTGTCATTTTAAAAAATTTAATACCCTATTCTTAAAAATTATTGCCAATACCCCACTGATAGCGAAAAGAGCAAGCGGAATAGTTGTGTTTGTGTCGATATTATCTGCACAAAGCGCAAAACTTGCGATTGCAGTACCAGAATAAATGTTAACTATTGTTTTCATACGAACTGTTTTTTTATTAATCTAATGGACAACTACCTAAAGCTTCTAACATTTGATATTTTGTAATTTTTGGAGATATATTTTTCACCTCTTTACTATACTCATTTTTATCAATCGGATACCTTTTATATATCTGATTAAGCAAGAATGTTGTGTGCCCTTTTAAGTACATAGCCCTATCACGCTGATCTTGATTCTTACCAGTACCATTGAATAAGAAATTAGAAGCTTCGAATTGAATACCTTGCAAGAATTCTATTCTTTTCATTACTAATTTTCTACTTTGCGGGAAACCGTAATTTGTTTTCATTACTTTTCGTACTTTTGTCGTTGTCGTTGTCGTTTGTTGATACAAATGTATATCAAATATTTGATACTACAATAAAATAATATCAAATATACGATAATTTATAATTATTCTAAACAACATGAAAGCAGCAGATTTAAAAAAGGCTCGAAAAGCGCTTAATTTAACGCAAAAACAAGTAGCAGAACTGATCGGCGTATCATTTCAAACTTACAACGGTTACGAAAACGGAAAAGAAATACCTAATACAAAATATCAAATATTAGATAATGTATTAAGTTTATCAAGTAACACACCTAAGATAACACTAGACGTATCTAATGTTAATCAGAATTCTATTTTAACTAATCAAAACTCTTTTTCTAGAATTCCAAAGGTTATCACAATTTCGGAGAAAGATGAAGAAAAAGAGAATATAGAACTTGTTCCAGTAAAATTAGCAGCTGGATATGTTGGTGGTGGTTTTGCAGAAGAGAATTTTATAAGAGAACTACCAAAATTCAGATTACCATTTTTGAACAATGGAACATTTAGATGCTTCGGAGTTGGTGGGCATTCTATGGATAAAATACAAGATGAAGACTGGTTTATCGGTCGATTTGTAGGTAATTTGAGAGATTTTCATGAAGGTAAAGTACATGCTATAATTTCAAAAAAATCAAACTCTCTTTTATTAAAACGAGTATTTAGGCATCCAGAAAGAAATGACATGCTTATCTTGAGATCAGACGGAAATGACATTGTAAATACATATCCTGACATTCATATACACATGGACTTGATTGATGAAATCTGGAGTTATGCAGCTCTTATATCTTTCAAAGAGCCGGCTTATGATATAAATAGATTTAGAGAAATTCTGCTGTCAAAACCAAAAGCTACAGTACTTGATAAATAGTCTTATTAATAGGCGATTTATAAAATAAAAAACTCAATATAACGCTCAATATAAGGGCAAAATATGATAGGAACATTAATAAATAAAAATATAATTTATACTGAAAATCAACTAATTACACGTTTTGAAATAAACACACGAGGACTCATAATCAGCAAGTCCTTGGTTCGAGCCCAAGTGGGGCCACCTTCTGATAATTAAGCATTTACACTAGTGTAAATGCTTTTTTTATGATTTCATTTTTCATAAAAGTATAACATTAGTACAACAAACTAACTGATTCAAAGATAGTTATTCTTTTCATTTAATTGCATTTTTTTGTACTTTTATAACAAAACTCAACAGGATGGAAAAATTTTTAATTAACTTTAATCGTGGGGTAATTTCTACAAAGGAGAATATTTCAAATCATTATAACCAATTTTTAGACACGAGAGCATTTTGGCTAATTACTTTTATTGTCTTCTCTCTTACTTATCTATACTACAACATTTTCTTTTATCAGTTAAATTATATAGCAGGAATTATATACTCTCTCATTTTATTTTATATTACTATCACTTTTCTCACTATCATTTATTATAAGATTAAGGGAATAGATTTTTTTCAATTATTAGAAAAGAAAATAAATCCTTTAACGGATTTTACTCTAGTGTTACCAAAAGAAAATAGCACAAATAAAGAAACACCCCGAGAGGAAGTTAACCCTGAAATAATACAGGACATGTATAGAATTGTTTGTAAGGCAAGAGCCCTTGATATAACATCGACTAATGAACATGAAAATAGAAGTTATTTGTTTTCTTATGAATATTTTAAGAATTTCATCAACGATATTTACATCAATGGCCATACCGATTCTCCCTTACACCTTACAATGCAAGAAAAACAAGTGGGTTACTTATTATTTAATTTATTTAAACCTGTATTAAATAAGAGTGTCAAAAAATTTAGTGATTACATATTATTTTGTCAAAGTAAAGGTTTCTCTCCGGTAAATTATGATTGTATTGATGCTCCAAGTAAAAGACATACTATCAAAGGAATAACAAATGATTTAGTTGAATTGAAAAAAAAAGTTATGTTTTAAAAAAATAAAGTTATGTTAACATAACTTTCATAGGTTTCATCAAGGTTCATCCAAATAATTTTGTGCAAGAATTTAAAATCAAATTTTATGACACAGATTAAATTAAATCAAGAACTCAATGAAATTAAAAAACTTATTAAAAACAATTTCATCAACGGAAAAGAAGTTTTAACATCAAATGAGGTACTGTCTTATCTAAATATAAGTTACAGTATGCTCACTAAATTAACTTCTAACAATATTATTCCTTTTTATAAACCCACTAACGGCCTTTTATTCTTTTTCAAGGACGAACTACACAGTTGGATCAAAGAAAATAAAGTTTTTACAGAGAAAGACGCCGAAAATCTTGTGAAAAATCATCGTAAAAATAATAAAGCATAGCTCACCAGCTATGCCATAATAATTCTATGTTTCACACGGAAATACTAACTATTCACAAAACGAATCTTTAGTATTTCTCTAATTATCAAACTTTATGAAGGAAAATTTAGGTTTGTATCAATCCGATACAGAAAGTAAAACCATATTTGATAGGGCTTTAAAGTATATCTATAATAAGTATGATTTAAGATTTAATATTATTTCTCTGGAATATCAGATAAAAGTGGTCAATTCAGGAGAGGAATGGACAGATTTAAATATCAATTCTTTGTTTATTGAACTGATTCAGTCTGGTATTGACATCAGCATGAACAAACTGGAAATACTGATCAAAAGTCATCTTATAGATTGGTATAATCCTATAAAGGAGTATTTTTCTTTTCTGCATCCTTGGGATGGTAAAGACCATATTGCAGACCTTTGTAGTTATGTAAAAACCAATGATGATAAAGCATTTGCTTATCATTTCGAAAAATGGTTTACAAGAACTGTATTATGTGCTTTAGAAAATGGTTATGTAAATAAACAATGTATGGTACTGGCAAGTTCTCTACAGAATTCTGGTAAAACGACTTTTTTATGGGGTCTCATTCCTCCAACTCTTCGTAATTATTACACTGAGAATATTTCTGTGGATAAAGATGGAATTATAGCTATTTGTAAAAATTTGATTTGCAATGCAGATGAACTGGCTATTCTTTCCAAAACGGATGTTAATATGCTCAAGGCTTACATATCAAAAAGTAATGTTAATGTCCGTTTACCCTATGGTAGGCGAGCCGAATTTATGGAACGTATTTGTTCCTTTGTAGGGTCTACCAACCGGACAGATTTTCTCACTGATGAATCCGGCAGTGTGCGCTGGCTTGTTTTTGAAGTTCAGAATATTAATTTTAAGTATTCCATAGAGATTAACATTGATAAGGTATGGGCTCAAGCATACTATAATGCCTATAAAAGGAAAGATTTTGATCCGGAATTAACCACAGACGACATTAAGGAGAATGAAAAAAGAAATGAAAAATTCACCCAAATCTCTATTGAACAGGAAATTCTACTTAAGCATTTTGAGAAATCGGAGCATATCAGAGACTTTCTAACGGCTACAGATATTATGCTGTCTATGAATGAAGCTCTAGGTCTGCGCCTAAATAATATAAGAATAGGTAAAGCACTTACATACTTAAAATATCAGAGAATAAAACATCCCAGACTTCAGATCTATGGTTATTTAATTAAAAGAAAAGTTGAGTAATCTTCTTACCTGACTTACCTACTTACCTGTTTTGAATATTAATATCAGTTTATCAATCACTTACTATAGATGATTGAAGCGAAAATTATTTACCTAAAATCTTACCTGAAGTATTTTAATAAGGTAAGATGGTAAGAAGAGGTAGGAATCTTTTTTAGGTCTAAACAATAGAAAAACAACACGAAGGTAAGTAGGTAAGAGAGATCAAAAATTATTTAGGAAACACAATAAAAAAACAAAAGCGTGAACGAGAAAGAAAAAAGAGAAAATTTAAATGTAGGATTAAGAAATGAAAAAAGCATAGATCCTAAAACCCCACTTTGGCAGATTAGCGTTGGAGAGTTTCTAGAGCTTCAACATAAAAATAAAGCAGATAAGAGATATGAGTATGGATTAAAAGGAATAGCTAAAATTTTTGGATGTTCAGTTTCTCAAGCAAACAGAATTAAAGGCTCTGGAATTATTGATGACGCCATTATTCAAAATGGAAATATTATCATCATTGAAACCGAAAAAGCATTGCAGCTTTTTGGGCAAAAAAAGAGAAATGATGAGAAGAAATAAAATTAAAACAAGATTTTTTCAATGAATTATTCTCACCTACAAAACTTGAATACTGATGTACTTAGTGCTTATTTATTGCGTCAAATTTTTATGCTGCATTTGCTGTGCAAAAAGGATTCAACGTATACATTAAGCGTGAGCGCTTACTATTTACGTTGAAATTTTTTGGTTTTTCTCCTATCGTCGAAAAACGTTTTCAAATAGCCCGAATGTAAAAAACAGATTATCATTTTTAAATACATAAAAAAAATAAATACAACAAAATGGAAAAAGATTTTTTGAAAGATTTTGTCTTCCAAATTTCCAAACAGCAGGAACAGAAAGATGCAGAAGAAAAAAGGAAAAAATATTTTCAGAACATAGGTAGAAAAGGTGGATTGAAAAAGAAAACGTCACAGCAGTTTTCAAAAGTTGTTTCTGTAAGATTAACTGAAAAAGAGTTTGAAGAAATAGAAAAACAGGCATCAAAATATAACCTGAAAATTTCAAAATATCTTCGGCTGCTTCTTACTGAAAAAGAATTGAAGATTAATGAATTTAAAACGGATGAAGTGCTTTTGGAATATGGAAATCATTTTATCAGAATTAAAAATTTATTGAGGCTTCGTGAGTTTTCAGAATTTGAAAATAAGAAACAAATCCTGCATGAAATTGAAGCCGTCACCAACCTAATTTACCAATATCTGTATGAGAAACAAAACAAACAGAACCACACTTAACTGAAATTTTAAAATGAATAACAGCGCAACTACCAGGCGAATATCCAAAATTGCCATTGAATATAACGGTAACGATAAGGGAACTGCTCAGCGAGTTTATCAAAATAATTTATTAAGCCAGGATCCGGAATTGCAATTTAAAGAAATGAAGACCGTTGCCGAAAGAAATAAAAATGTGAAAAACTGGGCACTTACCGGATATATTTCCCCTGAAAAATCTATTGGAGATAAGTTATCCAATGATGAGCTTACAGGGCTTGCACTGAAAGCCTTGAAAAAAATTGGAGTTAGTGATAATAACCAGGTGCTTTTGCATGTACACTGCTCAACCAAACAAAAACACATCCACTTTATTGTAAATCGGGTGAATACTCATGGTGTGAATACGGTTGAAGCTCATAGAATAGGAGAAAATTTCGGTAAAGCAGTTCGTGAAGTCTGTCAGGAAATGAATCTGAAAACAGATATTGAGATTGGTAAAGAAAAGAAAAAACTGATGCTTGAAGCATTGATGACTTCCCTTAAAATTTCAAGAAATTTTGAAGAACTGATTGATACTATGAAAAAGTCAGGTTATCGCGTAACACTTTCACAAAACGAAAAAGTGGGTATCTCAGGGATGAGAATAGTGAGATTCGAAGATATTAATCATCAAACCGAGCGTGAATATAAGCCAGGTTATAAACTTTCGGAAATCACCAATACATTGAAAATAAAAGATATAAAACAGATACTACAAGAAAATAGGGAAAGGATAGCTTTCGATCCAATAGAAGCTGTTCAATTTAATAATGATGAACAGAAAAATTCATCTTCTGTCAGCAAACAACTTGAAGGTATGGCAAAAGAATTATTGAAGCCAACTTTCATTTCATCGTCTGAAGACGAATTATTAAAAAAGAAAAAACGGAAATTTAGATAAAATGGAACAACAAAACCAAGCTCCAACGGATGGTTTCGAATTACTAAAAAAAGTAATTGAAACGAATGAAGCAACCATAGAACATTATATCATGCTTAAGAACTCTCGGGAAGATATAATCCGAATGGACAAAAAAATAGAGGACACATTAAAAATATTGAATGGAACTCTTGAAAAGACGGAAAGATTCTCGGCACTGGAAGAGCAAAAAATACAAGCTTTACTGGACTCTATTCCAAAAAGTATTGAAGCAAACCTCTCGAGTAAAGCAAATATGCAATTGGAGCATTTTGAGAAAAAATCAAAACTTGTGAAAATTGTCTTTTATGGGATGATTACCGCATTACTTCTTTCAGTTTTTACAACTACTGGAAATATCTTTTTTGCAAAGCAATGGTACGCGGAAAGTATTCGCAGCAAATCCGAAATTCGGCAGGAAGTTCTGGATAAAATTCAAAATAATGGTCAGTCTATTTATAAAGTTGAAGACTATCAGCAACTCCAACATAATACTGAGCTAATGAACAAATGGATAGAGAAAAAACCGAAGGAAGCAGAGATATTTTTGAGATTTAAGGATGGTTATGAAAGCAGATAAATAAAATAATATTATGATTAAAGTAATGTAAAACAAGAAGACGATGAAAAAGCTAATACACTTACTGATGATTACATAGTTTTCGGATACTGTCCTATATTTGAACAAAGGGTTCAACTCTAAACAGAGTCAAACCCATCTTTTTTCTATTTATTTACACAAAATTATGGATAATGCCGATAATCAGGCTCTTACTTTCAGAGTGCATAGTCTAGTCGGGAGCTTTTTTAATCAGGCGTTGACTCCGTCAATAAAAACATCGACAAAGTTCTGAACTTTCTGAATAATTCTTCTTCCTATATTATTCCTTTCAGTGAGTTTTGGCTTTACTTCAAGAAGCTTTAAAGTATCACTAATTTTAGGTGTTTTGGCAGTGAATAGAAAATCATCAATAGCGTCTCTGAATCTGTCCTTATTCAAAGATTCTTCAGTAGCAATTTTATCAAAAGCAGAGATTTTTTCATTATTCCAGAATTTCTCAAATTCTTCATTTACATTATTACCGTCAGAAATATGAGGCAGGTTTTCCTCTATAAATTTCTCTATCAGTTCCTTTTTGCTTCTCAGTTTAGCATTCCCAGAAAGAATATCCCTGATTTCTTTTTTCTTTAGTTCCAATTTATCACCTTTCAGATTGGAGTCAGTGAGATTAGCTAATAATGAAATTATATAATCTACGTTTATTTCATCACGATGAATTAATTCCAGTTCAAAATCTACATCATCTAAAATACTTACCTTTCCTTCGCCACCCTCTTTTGTTCCTTTAATTTCAGTCCATAAATCGAGATATTTACTTTTGTATCCATCAAATTCATACTCGGTCATTTCCAATTTGTCAAAATCAAAATCTGCAAATGATTTTAAAATATTCAGAACACGCATTAGTTCACGGAAAGCAGTGATAAACTCAAACTTGTCCTGTTCGGTTTGATAGCTGTTGACACTGTCAACCTCGGGTGCAACTAATTTTAGTGTTTCTAAAGCAGAATTGAAAAGCTCGATATAATCTTCAATAGGATGGATGATGATTTCCTGAATCGCTTCTTTATTGGAGAACAACGTAACAGCATCATCAGTTGCCGATTTAAGATTTCGGAAACAAACAATATTGCCTTGAGATTTCTTTTCGCCTAAAAGTCTGTTGGTACGGGAAAATGCCTGAATCAATCCATGATATTTCAGGTTTTTATCTACAAATAAAGTATTCAGTTGTGGACTGTCAAATCCTGTGAGAAACATATTGACAACGATGATTAAGTCAACTTCTTTACTGCGGACTCTTTTGGCAACGTCATTATAATAGTTGTAAAAAGTCTGGGAATCTTTTGTTGAAAAGTTCGTTCCAAACATTTCATTATAATGACTAATATATTTTTCTAATATATTTCTGCTATGGGAATCCCCGTATTGAACCTGTGGTTCTGCAACCATTCCGAACTCGGGTTCGTCATAAATTCCATCTGCATCTTTTGACTCCTCATTGGTTCCATAACTGAAAATAGTAGCAATTTTTAACTGATGCTTACCTTCTTCTTTTTTCTTCTGAAAGAAGTCATAATATTTCTGCAAAACATCAATACTACTTACACAAAACATTGCATTAAAGGTACCGCTGTGTGTTTTTCTACCATATTGTGCGATAAGATAATCTGCAATTTTTTCAAGACGTTTCGGGCTTTCAAGAAGTTCCTTCGTATCGATTGCCTCAACGTCAGTATCTATGTAAGTATTGCTACCTTCTTTCTCCTTGTATCTTCCTACATATTCCACAGAAAACTTCAAAACATTATCATCGCGAATAGCATCGGTAATCACATACTTGTGCAGACAATCCTCAAAAAGCCTGTTTGTGGTTGCCGGAGCTCCGTCTATTTTCCCAATCGAATTGACTTCTGAAATCGGGGTTCCTGTAAAGCCAATCATTTGGGCATTCTTAAAATATTTCTTGATATTCTGGTGTGTATCTCCAAACTGGCTTCTGTGGCATTCATCGAAAATAAAAACCACTTTTTTATCTTTCAGCTTGTCTATTTTGTTACCATGTTTTTCTTTGGTAATGGCAGTGTTTAACTTCTGTAAAGTAGTTACAATCAGTTTGGTATTATCCGAAAGCTGTTTTACTAAATGGGCAGTGTTTTCTGTGGCATCTACACTTCCTTTTTCAAAGGCATCGAATTCTTTTTGGGTCTGATAATCCAAATCCTTTCTGTCAACCACAAAAACAACTTTCTCTACTTTCGGAATTTCTTTCAGAATCTGACTGGCTTTAAAGGAAGTCAATGTTTTTCCTGAACCTGTTGTATGCCAGATAAAACCATTTTTATCGGTATTTCTTACCCGGTCAACAATTTTCTCAACAGCATAATATTGATAAGGTCTCAGAACCATCAATATTTTATTCGTTTCATTCAAAACGATATATTTGGTAATCATTTTGGCAATATGGCAAGGTTCTAAAAATGCCTGTGCAAAAAGCTCCAACTGTGTTATGTTATTATTGTGTTCATCAGACCAAAAGAAGGTTTGCTTAAAGGTCTGCTTTGCGTTGTTGGAATAGTACTTCGTATTAACTCCGTTACTGATGATAAACAGCTGAACATAATTGAACAATCCGCTTCCTGAATTAAAAGACTGATGATGATAACGGTTGATTTGATTGAAGGCTTCCTTCATTTCCAGACCGCGGCGTTTTAGCTCAATCTGGACTAAAGGCAGTCCATTGATTAGTATTGTTACATCATATCTGTTTTTATAATTGCCTTCCTGAGCAATCTGATTGGTCACCTGAAACTGATTCTGACACCAGTGGTCCTGACTTATAAACTCAATCCATTCTGAACTTCCGTCATCTTTGATAAAATGAAATTTATCTCGAAGAATTTTTGCCTTCTCAAAAACATTTCCCTTTGAAAGGTGATTGAGGATTTTTTCAAATTCTTTGTCGGAAAATGTTTTTTTATTATGAATTTCGAGTTGTGTTTTTAGATTTTTAATCAGATCATTTTCATTACAGATTTTTACTTTTTCATGCCCTAATTGCTGTAATTGTTCAACTAATTTCTGTTCTAAAATATATTCAGGTTGGCTTGACATTCTTTGGTGTTATGAGGTTAATGAAAATTTTGCCAGACCTAAAAAATCTGACAAAATTTTAATTGTTCCTTCAAATTTAATAAATAATATATGATGAGTGCAATTATTTGAGTGCTTTAAACATTTGGTCAATTGCTTTTTTCTTCTGCTCCAGATTAGGATGAACATACAAGTTCAGAGTGGTGCTAATATTGGAATGCCCCAATAACACGCTTACTGTTTTGTAATCGCAATTGCTTTCGATGCACCTTGTGGCAAAACTGTGGCGCAATCCATGAAATTTAATATCCGGGATTTCTAAGTAGCGCATTAGGTTTTTATAATAACTTCGGTAGGTTCTTGGTTCTGTAGGTTTGGAGTCGTTGGTTAAAACATAAAAAGCAGGATTTACAATTTTCTTAAAAGGTTTTAGCATTCTCAAAAGTTCTCTAGTAATTGGAATTTCACGGGTTGAGTTCTTTGTTTTTGGAGTGTCAATCAACAATTCGGTTTTTCGTTCTCCATCTTCAATCACGTAGATTCTTTGGATGGTTTTACGAATATTAATAATTCCATTATCAGTATCGATATCTTCCCACGTAAGGGCGCAAATCTCACCAATTCGCATTCCTGAACAGAGACAGATATAAACGCCCAGATTTCTAAAGGTAAAATGTTCTTGAATATAGTTCATTACTTTTTTCTGATGTGTTCTGCTCAAAACCTCAATAGCGTTTGTCTCCCTTACCGTAGGATATTGTACATCAAAATTGACAAATTCGATCCACTTATTCTTCGCTCCGAACTTCAGGACCATCTTTAGAACAATAAGAATATCTTTTATACTTTTCTGACTTAGCCCCTGATCAAGTTTTTGAAATACAAATTTCTGAACATCTTCATCTTGAATCTCAGAATAATCTTTAAACCTTGGCAATAGATGATTTTCCAGCAATAGCACATAAGCAGAAAAGGTTGATTTTTTTACATACAGCTTTTTGTCGTTCTTCCAATGTTCAGCGATTTCGGCTATCGTTTTCTTTTTTGTCAT